ATGCTAAATATTCAAGTAGGTGAAAGAGCGATCAGAAGATTATATTTAGAAAAATTAGAAGAAAAGCTTAAAGAAGTGGATGCAGAATTTGTATTTTAGGATACAAGCCAATTAAAAAAAAGAACGTACATGTCGTGAAATACTATTCAAAAAGAATTCTTTTTTTAATCTGTGTTTTTAAAAATTTAAAGTGGGCGGGAAATGGTGTTTTCTGGCTAAAGAAACGAAGGCATTTTTATTAAATTGGCTAATAGAGAATGAGGTGTAAGAAAAGAAAGACTATCGTCTTAAAAAATAAATCTTATAGTAAAGTCTATTGTAGGGAGGAGGATTAAACATGGTTTTTAAAGTGACAAAAAAACCAGGATATGTCAGCAAGAGTACTAATGAAAATGAAGAATTTAGTAATACTAGTTGTTTTGAATCGGAAAAACTTTCGAATAAACAGTTAAAAATGATTTATGCCAAAATGCATATATTAGCATTGAAATATGATGGAGTAATATCAAAAGAAGAAATCAAAAATAAATTAAAAGAAAAACTTAAAATTCAATCACTGAGTGATCTTACAAGGAAGCAAGCTAATCAGGCTATACAAATATTAATAGGTTGGGAAATTTAAAAGTTTTGGAGAATCAAACCTTTAATATATGAGAAGTTTAATATATCAATTTTAAGAAAAGAGTTATGGAGGAAGATAAAATGAGTAGTTTGCTAATACAGGATGAGCCACTATTAGTATTACCTCGATTAGCAAGTAAGATTGGGTTGAACGAGGCAATTTTTCTTCAACAAATACATTATTGGCTCAAGCGTTCGAAACATTATTATGATGATCGTTATTGGGTCTATAATAGCATTACAAATTGGCATAAACAATTCCCGTTTTGGAATGAAAGAACGTTGAAACGTATTGTTAAAAATCTTGAAGAGTTTAACTTATTGATAAGTGGTAACTATAACAAATTAAAGTTTGATAAAACAAAATGGTATTCAATAAATTATAACAGACTAGTTGAATTAGAAATAGATAACGATTGTGACAAATTGTCTCAACGAAAAGAACATATTGTCATGATGGAAAATGATAATATGTCTCAACCAATACCAGAGACTACACAAAAGATTAACTCAGAGAATACCACTCAAAAAGATATAGTAGAGATAATTAATTATCTCAACAGTGTATGTAATACAAGTTATCGTATTTCAACTAAAAAGACGCAAATGTTAATTAAATCTAGGCTACAAGAGGGATTTAATATAAATGAATTTAAAGAAGTTATTGAGACGAAGGCGAAAGAATGGCTTTATACAGAACAGGCAAAATATTTAAGACCAGAAACCTTATTTGGAACTAAATTTGAGGGATATTTACAACAGAAAAAGATGGTGAAATCAAATGGCTTTAACAAAGGTAACAGATATAGTACAAAGTCTTTCGAAGAGAATGAACTTCCTTTCTGATACATGTCTGATATGTAAGCAGGAGAGAAAGCGAATGGTAAGATTGATGGAAATTCAGGGTGAAACGATTTGTCCAGTATGTCGTTTAGAAGAAGAAAATAGAAGGTTAGAAAAAGAAATGAATGTTTTTCGTTATGAAAAAGAGGAAAGAAAACGTAAAAGTATATTTTACGATCATAGTCTTATTAAAGATGAAACTATTAAATTAGCTAGATTTTCGACATTTATATCAGAGTGTGAAGAGGATGAAAACAATTTAATTTTAGCTAAAAAGGCTCTTACGGACTATTTAAATGATATTCGATTTAATTTGATTCTCGTGGGTAAAGTTGGAGCTGGAAAAAGTCATATTGCATACTCTATAGCGCATGAAATGAATGAACAAAGTTCGAATAAAGTTATGTATGTTACAAGTTCAGAACTCTTTGATTACATACGTTCGACATTTAATACGCAATCATGTGAAACAGAGCATAGCATAACAAATATGCTAATTTCTATGGATTTATTAGTCATTGATGATCTAGGAGCAGAGCTAGGGGATATGGATATTAATGATTTAAAAGCAACAGCATTTGTAAATCGTGTGTTATTTAAACTATTTGATGGACGACAAGGGAAAAAAACCATTATCACAACGAATTTAACAGGTGAGGCAATTATAAAAGCGTACGATGAAAGAGTTACATCTCGGATGTTTAATACATATCGACACGTAGAATTTAAAAAAACAAGAGATAAGCGTAAGAGAAAATTACCTTTTTAAGAAAAGAATATATATGGTGTAGGAAGTATATATTCAGATAAAAGCATATTGTTCAAGAAATTTGCACTGTATGAATTGGTTCTTTTAATTAGCGAGTAAGTGACGTGATTAGGAAGTTAAGAAAGAATATGAGGAATGGAAAGAGCATTTGATCAGAAATTACACGTATGTACATTGAAAGCAGTTTTTAAGTTTATTTAATATGTTTTAAATAATTAAATGGAGGCATCTTGAAAATGAGAACATATAAAGGATTTGAAGCAATTAAACGAATGAAAACAAATTGGATTACAACAGTACAAGAGACACCGATGTGTTGGAAGATAGAAGGTGAAAGAGTGATTGCTGATTATTTAGGTAAAAAAGAAAGCTATCAACAAATTAATTTCTTTTTTGAGAACGAATTTATAGATTGTAGAGAGACTATTCGAAAAGGAGAACTATTGTATATTGAAAATGAAAATAGTGAAAAATTTATCGCTGAATATTGTAAAGAAAATGAAAAAGAAATAAAGCATGGTAGTTGGTTCTGGATTAATGGAGAGGAGTTCTCTAATAATTATGGTCATTTTGAAAAGCGTACGAAATTAAAAATTAGGAAAGCTGAAAAAAGTGAAAAATTATTATTTGAACGGGCAAAATTATTCGCTATCAAAGGGCGTAAAATAGATGAGTTTAGACTCGGTGATGTAATTGAAAGAGATAATAAATTGTATAAAGTGGCTATTGTAAAAAGTGGAAATGAATCTCAAATTGTAGTAGGATGTGTTCCAATTAATGGGGGCGCAATTTGTTATTATAATTCAAAAGATATTGAGATTCAATTTTTCGTTGAAGATATGGTGGTGTGGCAAGATGAAGTTATTTTTAATTAATCAACTTATTGAAAATGGAATTTACAAATATAAGGATAAACAATTGTACGAATTAAATAGTGATGAGTTAATAAAATTAATCAAAAATCATAAGGATAAGAAAATAAATGTTAGCGATACAATATATGAAATAATACATAAAGAATGTAAGCCTTAATAGCAAATTAATATATGAAATTTAAATTATGGTTAAGGATAAATGATAGGAAAGGGGCTTCACATGCTAAATATAGAATTACCAGTATTAAATAAAGAAGCTACAAAAGAAAATGTACTGAAAGCTATAAAGAAATACAGATTATTTATGAAGTGTAATTATCTTAATGGAACGATACTCTCAACAGAAAATATATTAAAAGAAAATGCGAAAGAAGAGCGGATCAATTATATTATTGCGATGAACAAAGGGTTAGAAAAGCTAGATATTGAAAGTGATAGAATAATTATTCAAAAATATTTGTTAAAGAATCGAGTTAATAGATATGAGGTTATGAAAGAGTTGAATTTATCCGAGGGAGATTATTATAGAAAAAGAAATACTGCTTTTTACAACTATGCATATGCATTAGGGATTGAGGTTGAGGAGCGTAAAGATTACTAATGATGAATAAGTTTTTAATATGGATTATAACCACCTGTGTAAACAAGCAGGTGGTTATTTTTATGTAAAAAAATGATGAAAAAGAGATAAAAACGAATCGTTATATACATATATCATATAAGTACAAAGTAGCAATGATAAATAGTATTAAGGAAGATTTTTTTAAAATAATTTTAGTTTTTGGTGAGAAAAAATAAATGGAAATTAAATGTAGATTTAGATGGCCTCTATTTTTAACAATTTTGCTTTGTTATAAGGGTGGGAATAGTATATGCGAGATTTGATTATCCAATATAAGGAAACTTTATGTAAGTTAGAGCGTGCTAAAACAAGTGCAAAAGAGGAAGAAATTAAAATATTAACGAGTATGATTAGTGATGTCACATATGCTTTGGAGTGGATGAAGAATGCAAAGATGCCGGGTAATCGCCGGGGAATAGAACGTAGAGCTGCTTACCAACGAGAAAAATCATATGATTCCTTGTTAATGCAAAGATATTTTCGTAGTACTGATACAACATATGAATGGGATGATGAAAACAAGGAAAGTGTCATTTCAGAATGGGAGAGAATAAAACTAGAAGATGCGCTCTCTACTTTGACAAAATATGAAAGAGAAATATATATCATGTCAAGAGGAAGAGGCATTACACAAGAGAAAATTGCTAAATATTTGAATGTTTCAAGAAGCACAATTAAAACGATTCTATATAGATCTGAAATAAAAATTGCTAAACAAGTAAGAAAAAGTCTTTTCTGCGAAAGTAGTTAAGGCTTTTTCTTATTTACAAACACATTCTTGTCACCATAGTGCCACCTATAAATAGAGAGTAATAAAATAAGTTTAAATGAAATATAAAAAATGAAGAATGGATACTAGCAAAAAGAATGAATGACCCAAAGGATATCTATAAATTAAATGAGAGATTTTAAAAATGACGGCATCTTTTTATTTACTACAAAATAGGCAGTAGTACATGAAAAACTACAGAAGGATGCGATTAGATGTTAGAACAAGATATAGATACAATGCCAATATGTTCAATTTGCCTTGAAAAATGTTTGTGGGTTTTGAAATTTCCAATCACAATTCAGTATTGTGAACAAATGTTTATTCGTGAGGTAGTTGACGACAATATAACAACAATATGTATTGAGTGTTTAGAAAAAGAAGTACAAATGATGAGTTAAAACGGGAGGGACTGCTAGTGGCGCGACCAATGAAATTAAATGATGAGCTGATAAATAGGTTGACTCAATATATTAAAGTAGGGAATTATATTGAAACCGCATGTGCGTTAGTTGGAATTAGTAGAAGTATAGTTTATGTTTGGTTAAAACAAGGGCGTAGAGCAATTGAAACGAGTGAAAAGACAGGTGAAGTAGTACCGAGAAAAGATAAGATTTATGTGAAGTTAGTCATGGAAATTGATCAGGCATTAGCATTTAGTGAGGCGAGAGACGTTGAGACAATCGGGGAGCATGCAAAATCTAATTGGAAAGCAGCAGCATGGAGATTAGAAAGAAAATTCCCAACTAAATGGGGAAGGAAAGATCAATTGCAAGCAAACGTAAATCATTCAGGAGAAATGAAAGTAGAGCATAATAAAATGGCCATGAAAATTGGGTGTGATGAGGAAATGCTTGATTTAGCTATGAAATTATTTGAAAAAGTTCAAGGAGGAGAATTACAATCATGACACGGATGAATGTGCATAAGTTAATAGATGAAAATACATTTAAAGAATTGGCAAAAGTGAACTACCCCTTTCTATGTTCAGTATACACATAAGGGATTCTATAAACATGCAAAACACACAAAATTAATAACAAAGATTTGCCAAGATTTAATTGAAGAGAAATTATCGACTAATAGATTAATGGTGTTTATGCCACCTAGGCATTCAAAATCACAGTCTATAACAGAAACATTGCCAAGTTGGTATTTAGGAAAGTATCCAAATAAGAGAGTTATAGAGGTATCTTATGCATCAAGTTTAGCTGAAAAGTTTGGTAGAAGAAATCGTGCTAAGATTGAAGAGTTTGGTAAAGAAATATTTAACATTAGAATTGATGAGCGACAAGGTTCAGTAACAGATTGGGCACTACATAACCACTCTGGTGGAATGTTGTCTGTAGGAGTTGGTGGTTCGATTACAGGGGAAGGAGCAGATTTACTAATTATTGATGACCCTATTAAAAATCGCCAAGAGGCCGAATCAATTACATACCGAAATCGACTATGGGATGAATGGGAAGATACTCTATCTACACGTTTACAAAAAGGTGCAAAGGTAATTCTAATTTTGACGCGATGGCATGAGGACGATTTAGCTGGTAGATTGTTAGAGAAAGAACAGGAGAAATGGACTGTGTTATCAATTCCTGCTATAGCAGAGTCAAAGGATGATCCATTAAACAGAATAATAGGAAGAGGCTTATGGGTTGAACACTATGGCCAAAATTATTATGAAGATAAAAAGAAGTTTTCCTCTGCACGCTCATGGTTATCTTTATGGCAACAAAAACCATCAAGTGATATAGGGAATATTTTTAAAAGGAACTGGTTTCAATATTATGATGTATTACCAAATTGGGAACAATTTGATCAAATTATTACTTCCTGGGATATGGCTTTTGATAACACTACAAATAAAAGTTCATTTGTGGTTGGACAGATTTGGGGAAAAGTAGATGGAGACAAATATTTAATTGATCAAGTGAGGGCACAAATGAATTTCCTAGAAACAAAGAAAGCATTTGTTGTTTTTCATCATAAATATGAGTCGATTCTTCGGAATTCTGGGTTTAAAAAGTCCATTCCGAAATTAGTTGAAAAAAAAGCAAATGGCCCTGCCATTATTAGTTCATTAAAGAATGAAATAAGTGGAATCATTCCAATAAATCCACAGGGTTCAAAAGAAACACGTGCTGAGGCGATATCCCCTGAATTTCAATCTGGAAATGTATATATACCTAATCCTAAAATACAATCTTGGGTATATGATTATGTAGATGAATTAGCTTCTTTCCCATCTGGTAAACATAATGATCAAGTAGATACAACGTCACAAGCCTTAGAATACTTTTTTACTAAGCAAAAAAAAATAATGGGTGGAAAAATAAAAAGAGTTTAGCTGAACATTACATGTTCAGCTTTTTTATATTGGTAAAGTTTTTATGAAAAACATTGAATAAATAATTTGTATATGAAAGGAGGCATAGGTTTTATGGTTGAGAAAAAAGCAATTAAGAATGTGAAAGTACTTAAAGTACAAAGTCGTGAGATGACTTTACGTAATGAGGAACTTCAAAGTAAACAAATGGCAATTGATCCGTTTGCACAAGTGTACGGTGATAAAGAACTAGTAAAGCCTCCATATGATATGCAAGTATTATTAAATTTGAGAGAAAGTAACCCTATTCACTCGGCATGTATTAGTGCAAAAGTAAATGATATTGCTGGTATGGGATTTGATTTTGCACCGCTAGATGAAGTGACAGAGGCAAATCAAGAACAATATAAGGAATTAAAACGTTTTATGAGATATTGCAACAATGAAATGACAAGTAGCGAAATACTTAGGGCAGTTTGGGAGGATTATGAAACTGTAGGTTGGGGAATTATAGAGGTTGTTCGTAACTTGAAAGGAGAACCAGCGCAGCTTCACCATATTCCAGCACATACGGTACGTGCGCATAAAGATAAGATTCGATTTGCGCAAATTGTAAATAATGAGGAGAGATGGTTTAAACGATTTAGTTATCCATATGATTTTAGGTTAGTAGATGGAGAAACGATTAGTGATAGCTTAGATGAAAACTCGTTATTAGACACTGAAGAAAAAGCTGGTGAAGTTATTGTAATTCGTAAATTTGGTTCTAGATCATCATATTATGGTATTCCCGATTATGTGAGTTCTATTGGTTCCATTGTAGGATCACAAGCTGTAAGAGATTACAATATTAATTATTTCACTGGTAAAACAATTCCAGATGCTGTTTTGTTTGTTGAGGGTGTTGATGAAATAGATGATTCAGTTGAAAGAGAATTAAAAACATTTTTCTCTGTTGAAACAAAAGGAGAACATCATAAGTTAGCGGTTGTTCCTGTCCCTGAAGGAGCAAAAGCTCGTTTAGAGAAATTAGGGCCTGATGTCAAAGAAGCGAGCTTTCGTTTATATCGTCAAGATAATGCTATGGAAATTTGTGTAGCTCATCGGGTGCCACCATATAGAATTGGTTGGGCTATGACAGGATCACTTGGGCAGACGACAGCAAAAGAAATGAATGAAATGTATAAACGATCAATTATTGAACCAGGTCAACAAATTTTAGAACATCGATTAAATACACAATTATTTAAAGAGTTTACAGGGACATTAGGGGAATTGGACTGGCAGTTTCAATTAAATGAAATTGATACAGATGATCGAGCGAGTGATATGCAATATGCAATAGATGGATACGAAAAGAGTATATTAACAAGAAATGAATGCCGAAAGGTCATTGGATACGAACCAGTTCTAGAAGGAGATAAATTTTTAAATGAAGATTCAAATTCTATTTAGTAGTCTTGCTAGAAAGTAGGAATATATTATGCCAAATGAATTGAAAAATGTAGAAATTAGTTATGTTTCATTAGTAACAAAGGGGGCTAATGGTAGGCCATTTGCAATTATGAAGGGTATGAACATGAATGGCTCTAATGTTTTGAAAAATGTTCCTATTTTAAAGAGGGAAGATGAAAAACAACTTGTAACAGGGGTTGTTTATGAACCCAATATAGAAGATGCACATGGTGATATCATGACGGCTGAGGAAATTGAAAGAGCGGCTTATAATTTTTTAGAGAAATATAGATACATAGATAAAAACCATGACGAGTTGGCAGGAAAAGGAACAGTAGTAGAAAGCTGGATTTCTAAAAATAATACGGTTGTTGGAAAACAAAATATTAAAAAAGGAACATGGCTTATGACTGTTCGAGTAGACGATAGTGAAACATGGAAAGAAATCAAAAAAGGGAAAATCACAGGCTTTTCGATGGGAGGGGTTGGAGAAAGAATGGAGATGCCACAAATGGATGAGTTTACACAAGATGAGAAAGGTGTAATTCGTAAGATGTTTAGTTTTTTTAAGTCACAGTATGACGAGGAACAAACTCAGGAGATGGATAATCAGTCATTAAATAATAAACAAAACTCTAAGATGCAAAAGGTATTTAATTTGTTTGAAGATGTATTTTATGTTGGGATTTGGGAGGGAAATGTAGATATTAAGCGTATGGTTTCCACCTTAGATGAAATGAAGGACATTTTAAATACAATGAAGGGTGGTGATACAGATTTCGCACCGGAAGATATTACAATTAATTCCATGAATGAAGTAGGCACAATCTTATATAAGAAAAATGATAAAAAATTTGATGAAATGATTTCTTTGATGAACCAAATTAAAGAAAATAAGTTGCAAAAAAACATAGACCAAAATTTAGATGAAATTAAAGACATTGTAAAGAGAGAAATGGGTCCTTTTCTCGAGAGGTTACAGGAGTTGGAAGAACAGTTAAATAAAGAACTTGAATCAACTCATGATACCAATGAATTAGGAAATGACAGAGAATCTAAAAAGACAAGTGAATTTATTCAGAAGGTAATAGATCCCATTTCAAAGAGACTTGAAGTAATTGAGCGATCAGCACAAGTTCGTAAAAGTCTTGGGGCCGATGCCAAGCCAACAAACGAGATGAGAAAACCAGTAAATAAATGGGTAGGATTAGATCTATAAAGATAAGGAGAAATGAATTTATGAATAATAAAGAATTATTAGCACGTATTGAACGAATTGAAAAGAGTACAATGACAACAGGAGGAATGAAAGCGGGGCTATTATATCCGGAACAAAGTAAAGAATTTTTCCGAATGGTATTTGATGCAACTCCATTTTCTCAATTGCATCGCAAAGAGATTCGTAAAGCGAAAAAAGGTGAATTAGATAAAATTGCAATCGGTGGTCGAATTTTACGTAGGAAAGTGGAAAATAGTGATGATGGCTATCGAGCAGGTGTAGAAACGTCGAAAGTTGAATATGATACAGTTTCTATTCGTTTACCATGGGAGATAACGGAGGAGTTACTTCGAGAAAATATCGAAGGTGAAGGATATGAAGATACTGTTATGACATTAATGTCAACTCAGTTAGGTATTGACCTTGAAGATCTGCATTGGAATGGGGATGTAACTTCAGAGGACCCATTTCTTCAAATTAATGATGGCTGGTTAAAACAAATTAAACAATCAAGTAAATCTCATATTGTCGATCATCTTAAATTAGTGACGGGAACGGGAGATGCTGAAGCTAGCGCTGGGTTTAGTAAAGACTCGATCTTTAATTTATCTAAGGCGATGCCTAATAAATATAAAAATGAAGGTTTAAAGTGGATTATGTCACCTGCTCGTAGAGAGAAGTGGATTGAATATTTAACAACTCGTTCAACTGGCTTAGGCGATGCTGCGTTATTAGGTACAGGGGATCAAGTTAATAAGCCGTTGGGGTATGAGATTGTCACAGTCCCTTCTATTCAAGATGATGTAATTATTTTTGCAGATCCTAAAAACTTTATTGCGGTAAATACGTATGACACGCGAGTTCGTAAGACTGTAGAAGGTAAATCTGCTGTTATGGAAGATAAGCGATTCTATGTTATTCATTTGGATGATGATGCAGTTATTCAAGAAATGGACGCAGTAGCAATTCTTACTAATATTCCTGATAAATTTGGAAATTAAGTAAGATAATTTGCATATGAAGATTATAGAATTGAAATTAGGCGGTACATATACTGCATATGGCTATACTTTTTTTAACGGAGTGAAGGAAAAGGTTGCAAATGAGACAGCAAACTATTTACTGAGTACAGGACATTTTAAGTTAATAGATAGTATAGAGGTTAAAAAGAAAGAGAAGTAAAAGAGGTGGAAGGATGGAAATTACTGTACAGGACATAAAGAACAGGGTGAATGTTCAACGAATGCCCGATACGGTAATCCAGGAGCTCATTAGTCAATATGAATTGATTACTAAAAACTACTTGAAAAGTAAGCCAAGTAACCCAATGAAAGAGAAAGTTAGAACAAGTAAATTGGCTTGGCTTTCTTTTCGAGCAGAAAATTTGATTAAGGTAATCCATATTGGCTCTGGAGAAGAAGTTACCAGTTCAGTTTTTTCTGATGGTTGCACTGTATATGGTTTAAGTGAGAATCAATTATATGAATTTGAGTATACAATACAAGATTATGATGGGCTTTTGACTTTAATGAAAAAATGCATCATCGATATGACGTGTTATGCGGTAATTCGAACAAATCTACAATATGAAAATATGAAAAAATCAGCAAATATCGGAGATTACTCATATGAAATAAATATTGAATCGCTAGATGAGGAAACTGTTAATAAAAAGGTTTTAAAAGTACTAAAAAAATACCGAAGTAGAAACCCTTTAATAGCATTATGAATGAAAGAATAGGCTGTGAACATTAGATATGGAAGAATTATATATACATGAAGTAACTGTGAAAAGGAATCAAAAGGTAAAACAGCCGGCAGGAAATTTTAAAGAAGAGCCTGTCATTATTTATGAAAGAATGAAGTGTCGTGTAACAACACACACAGCGGTAGATAATGAAAGGTTAAAAAGAAATAAACAAAATTTTGAGCCGAATTTTAAAATTTATACTTCTGCAGAACATAACATCCATACAAATGATGTAATCTATTTTCATGATTATGTATTTGAGGTAAGAGGAGAACCAAGAAATCCATCATTTTTAAATCACCATATTGAATTGTATTGTGAGTTGTTGGAATAAAATGACGAATACATCGGAATTCATGGTTACACGTAATGTAGAACAGGTTAAAGAACAACTTAATAAAATAATGGTAGAAAGAATTATAAGTGCTTGCAATCAACTGCAACGAGAAATGAAACAAACAGTATCAGGTAGTCACAATGGCGTGAAGTATAAAATTCCACGATCGAGTCGCACATATATTGCTTCAAAACCAGGAGAGACATTTGCTTCTAGAACGGGAGAATTACAAGATTCTATTAAATATGGCTTACATATTACAGATACCGAAGTAGTAGGAACGATTGGAAGTCAATTAAAAAGAGCGGTGTATGTCGAAAATGGTACAAGTACTGTAGAAGCCCGACCTTTTTTCTTAAAAACGTTTGAAAAAGAGCGTGGGGAATTAAAAAGGACATTGGGAGGAGAACAATGACGACAAAAGCGATTGCAACAATCAGAAATATTATTGAGAAAGATACAATTGTGCAAAGTAATCTATCGAAATATGAAGGAGAGCCCGCTCTTACATTTCAAACTGCACAAAAAGATATGAAAATGCCTTATGCGGTAATGAGAATTGAATCTAATAATCCGGATGATATAGAGGTAATTGATCGTATGATCCTCACTTTTGATATATATTGTGGCCAAGGTGATTATGAAAAAGCAGATGTAATTTCAAGGCGAATAGAACATTTGTTAGACAGAGAAGCGGGATTGTTAAGAGATTCTGGTATTATTACAATTCATCGAGCAGGCAGTATTACAGTTCCAGATGAAGATCCATCAATTATTCATATTAGTATTAAGTTTCTTGTACGGGTAGGAAGAATGGAATTATATTAAGGAGGGAAAAAAATGAGTTGGAAGCTTATTAATGGTGTACGTGAGGGTACAACTGATAATTTTGTTATTGGACCGGGTGTAATGTATAAAGGTTTTAAAAGTGTAAAAGACCTAGGTGAGATGCTAGGAGCTACTACAGGTGGATGTAAAGTGGGGTTTACTAGAGAATACTATGATGCTGATATTGATGGTGTTTTAGGAAAACTAGTTCGCGGAAAATGGCTATTAAAAGATGAACCACATATGGAGGTTACACTTGTAGAGTTTACGAAAGAAAATTTAGAGTTAGCTCTACCAGGCGTAGATGTAGATAGTACGACTGATAACGATTATAACATTGTAAAACCAACCAATGAAATTAAAGACACAAGTTATAGTGATATTGCAATAGTAGGTGTAGTTTCAGGAAGTGATATTCCGGTTATTTTTGTTATCCGAAATGCAATGGTAGTTTCTTCTGTAGAAATTGATTTAAAAGATGGTAAAGGAACTGTAGGACTTAAATGCAAATTTATTGGTCATTATAGCGAAAATTCGCCTAATACACCCCCTTATGAAATTTATTTACCAAAGAAAAAAGCACCTAAACTACCTACAACAAGTAAATAAGTTGTAGGTTTTATTTTTAGGTCATAAAAGGAGATATTAAATATGACAACAATGCTAGAAAAAATGATGCATAATAGTACAGAAATTACAATTTCAGGTCAGAAGATGAAGATGAGACGTTTAAATGTAAAAGATGTTTGGCGTTTTACTAAGATTATTTCTAAAGTTGGTCGTCATGCAATGACTGATTTTATGGAGTTTGGGAAAGAAAAGAATGAAAACGATGAAAAAATCAAATTAGCCCAAATGAATGAAGAGCAACAAGAACAGTTAAATGAAATTGAAAAACAACAAAAAGAAAAGGGTTTAGAGTTTGTCTTTCAATTATTGTCTATGATTCCGGAATGTGAAGATGAGTTTTCAGAATTTTTCTCTAGTCTATTACAGATTAAGCGTGAAGAATTCGATCAGTTACCACCAGAAGCTATGGTAGCAGTTATTGAAGGATTATTAGAAAGTGAAGATTTAATGTCTTTTTTCAATCAGGTCAAGGGTCTAATCAAATCTCAAAGTCTCAAGTGGAACAAACAAAAAATGTAGAAAATGATTCTAATAAATACATAGAAGAAACAGAGCAAAATATGCTAAGGGCTTTTGATAAAGTCCAAAAACGGTATGGATGGACAGATGATTATGTCTTATCCATACCGTATTCTCGTTTAATGGACTTATTTTCTTTTATTAGTCAGGAAGAGCAACAAGAAGAATTAAATGAATGGAAAAAGATGGCCTTTATCGGATTTCAAACAAGGCAATTAGAAGAAGGAACAACTTTTCATGACTATTTGCAAGCTTTTGGACTTACGGAATCTAGGTCGGATGGGGAAGAAAATGAGACTTTGGAAGTTTGGTCCAAAGAGGAATGTATCGACCATGCAAATAAGCTGATTGCAGAGTTTCAGTTTGAAGACGATAAGGAATAAAAAACTTCCTAGTTAGAAAGGGGGGAGTGAATGTTTACAGAAGTATTCCAGTTGTTCGGTACAATTGGAATTAAAGCAGATGAAGCTTATAAGGATTTAGCAAAGTTTGAGGAAAGTTTACAAAAGGCTTCTAAGAACATACAAGAAAAATTTCAAAAACCAGCAGAAGTACTTAATCAAATAAATGGCCAAATTCAAAAATTTGGTAGCGGGGCGACCAATGTTTTTGGGAAGATTGGTAACAAAGCGGATCAGGCATATAAAGGTGTAGAAAAGTTTGAAGAGAGAGTGCAAAAAGCCTCTAATACAATGCAAGAAAAAATCCAAAAATCAGCAGATTCTCTTGGGAATATTAGCAAGCAAATGCAAACGTTTGGTGACACTATTTCAAATAAAGTCACAAAACCGATAGAACAAGTCAATAGCAAAGCTTTACAATTTGCTAACGATGTGGAAGGTTCTCAAAAAAAACTACAGGATATGCTGGGATTAACTGAAAAAGATGCAAAGAGTTTGGCTGGAACTATTCAACCTATCGCTCAACAAGTCGTGAAGATTTCTAATATAGTAATACCATCGTTGAAACAAACGGTTGAGTTAATCAAATCTGTTTCTAGTCTTATATCTAAGGCGAGTGAAATCATTGGTGGCCTTGTAAATATAGTTAAAACATTAATGCAAATACCGGGTGCAATTACGGCGATTATTAAAGATGCCTTAAAACTTATTAAAGTTTTTAGTGAGTTTGCACAGATATTGACTGGTCTTGGAAAATCAATGTTTTCATTAGTATTAAGCCCATGGGGTTTTGCGATAATTGCAATGGTTGCTTTAGTATATGTGCTGTATAAAAATTGGGATTCAATTGTGAAATATACAAAGCAGGCAGTACAATGGGTCAGTGATATTTGTTCTAAAGGCTGGGATGCTATCGTTAAAGTTGCGAAGTCAGTATGGGATAGCTTGTCAAAGTTTTTCTCAAGTTTTTGGGAAGGAACAAAAAAAGTATTCCAATCTGCGGTATCGTTTATAGATAAAATACTTAGCGGGGCATGGAAAATAATTACCACTGTAATTACAATGTATATCAACATATGGAAAAAGACATTTGAAATTGGTTGGAATTTAATAAAAACGATATTTAATATAGTGCTAAACGTAATAAAAAGTGTTGTTAAGTTTGCTTTAGAATTTATTAAAAGTTATATTTCTACTGCTATTAAAACATGGCAAAATATTTTTAAAACTGGCTGGGATATTATAAAAACAGTTTTTACGACGGTGCTAAACTTTTTGAAATCATTTATAAGTGGTGCATTTCAAGCAATTCGCAGCATAATTACGACTGTGATGAATGGGATAAAAACCTTCATTTCTACAGTGTGGAATGGAATAAAGGTAGTTTTTACGACTGTATTAAACTTCTTAAAATCAGTTGTAAGTAGTGTGTTTCAAACAATTCATAGCATAATTACGACTGTAATGAATGGAATAAAAACGGTTGTTTCTACGATTTGGAATGTAATTAAAACAATTTTTATAACTGTATTAGAGTCCATAAAGAATTTTGTGGTTACAGCATTTCATTTTATTAAAAACACAATTACGACTGTAATGGATATCGTAAAGTCTATTATTGTAACCGCATGGAATTTTATTAAAGAAACAATAATAGTTGCTGTTCGGACATTTGTTAACTTTGTGGTGGATAACTTTAATAAGATAAAAAACACAATATTTAGTGTTGTTGGTGCTATTAAAGATTTCATAGTAAGTAACTTTGCAGCAATTAAAAAAGCTATCGTCGGAGCGTTTGACGGCGTTGTTGATACAGTAAAGGATGTATTCAGTAAAGTTGGTTCTATAGTTAAGGGGATAGCAAACGACGCTGTAAGCTGGGGGAAAGATATTATTGCTGGTATTGGTAAAGGTATGACATCTATGGCTGGCTGGGTTGTTGATAAAGCTAAAGGCGTTGTAGACGGAATACCAAAAGCAATTAAAAATTTCTTTGGTATAAAATCTCCTTCTCGTCTAATGATGGAGTACGGCGGATATATTACAGAAGGTCTTGGAGTAGGGATGGAAAAAATGATCCCGGCTGTGGACAAGGCTTCTGGATTGTTAAATAAAGCGGTTGTTCCACCGAAACCGATGCAACTAGTAACGGATGTATCTACCCGAATTGGACAAATGGGGGCACATTCTGCTGATATGATTGGAAAAGCTGCACATCCATTTGCGGGGCACTCTTCTGTTGAAAAGAAAACAGATAAAGGTGTTACAATTCAAAATGCTACATTCAAGGTTGCTGTTGAAAAATTGCAAACCGCAGAGGATTTTGTGAAAATGAGAAAATTACTACAAAACGTAGTTGCTGACGATCTAATGGGAATGGCGGTGCGGAATGTATGAGTATATTAAAAACATTGCATAGAAGAGCTGGTTCATATCATCTCTTATGGGATGCTACAGAATTAAAAAGTACAATTAAATATACTATTAATTTTTCATGGCCTGGGACATATAACTTTTCTTTTATGTCCCAAGTTCCAATTGGTTCTGATGGTATGTTACCAGATAAATACTTTATTGTTCGGGTAAATGGTATTGAAAAATTTAGAGCAAGAGGTGCTTATGCCTGGGAAGCAAGAGAAATTTTTGTTGGCTCAGGGCCACAAACAATTGAATTTACAACAAGCGGTTACGGTTCTTCTAACGTAGCCTATTTGCGTGATGTTTATTATCATGCATATGGACCTATACCTACAATTGCAATGATTGAACAAACGAAAATGCCTAAATCCTTAAACGGATTAAAAAATTACAATGTTATGCATGGATATCCTCGTTACCAAAGTACTGGTAATAAAGGATGTGAAGTAGAATTTACTGCTTTATTCAATGATATCAGTCATTGGCGTGAATTCATGAGTGAAATATATCGCCCTCATATTATTACAGGTGATTACGGTACCTACGGTGGTATTATTCCGCCTAATGAAGTTGATGCAATACGTAAAGGAACGCTAGTAATAGCAAAGTGTAAATTAATATCTATGTCACAAGCTGGTATTGGAGTTGATGGAATGTGAGAGAAGGATCTATTTCTTTAATCAGAATGTTGGGGAGCTATTTCCAAGTGGGGAATAATGCTCCTAATTTAATTGTTTATATGAAAAAAAGAGAATCTTCTTCTTATGTACAAATACAACATCGTGTAATGAGCCTGGAAGTGCAGGAGAACGCAGATCAGTTCGCAAGTACATTTTCTATTACCTTTGCTAATGAATATGGGCAAATGGCACCTGATAACTGGTATGGTAAGTTTTCTTCCATTCAAGAATGGTTTTACAACAGTGAAGTATCAAACACAAACCAATTATATCCGCAGACTGAGTTTAAGGTTTCTATCGGTTATGGTGAAGAAGCTTTACCGTATATACATGGTTTTGTATCTGACGTAAAGGTGAATGCTGAAAGCGGCACAATATCAGTTACCTGCACAACATCTTATAAAAAGGTTCTACAAAAATCAGTAATTCCAACGCGGGGATCAGATGAAATTGTTGCACCTACCGGTAATGTGTATGATGTAGTGAAATTCTTCCTTGAAAAAGCAGGAGTTACATTACACGGAAGTAGGGTAAACATTCCCGGTACAAATCAAAGCTGGATTATTGAAGGAGCAACAGGAAAGAGATTTCAAAAATGGGATGAGATTGTTCGCGATATCATAGATACAACATTCCATTATATTAAACACGAACCAGACGGAAGTTGTACATTTATGAAAATGCCAGACTATGCAATTAATGAGCCTGCAAAGTTTAGTTTTAGAGAAGGCGAAAACCTTATCTCTTTAGATATGCAGCTAACTGACCAGGATATAAGTAACAGCATTGTTGTTAAATGTGGAGATTATGCAAACGGATTTCTTAATTCGTTTCTATTAAAAAATGTATCGCAGGGTGATTTACGAGAGGAAATGATAGAAGTTCCCTGGGCGACAACGTTTTTTGCAAGAAGAGCGGTTGCTGCAGCTTATCATTTAAAAGCAATCCAGAAGTTCAGAACATTAACTGTAGCGGTCATTGGAGATCCTAGGATTCAATTATTCGATGTGGTTTCTGTTTACAATAGAGATTCTGGGCAACAATGGAACTACTTTGTTAAAGGAATTAATACCATGATATCTGCTGATGATGGATTCTATCAAACTTTAGATTTATCTGTTAACTATGGGTATGAACCAGCTCCATATACAGATATAACTGGTATTACAGTAAATGTAGATACATTACGTTTAAAACTTTGGGATTGGGATGTAGAGGATGGCGATTTATTAAATATTTACTGTAATGATAAATTAATCGAAGAAAATTATTTCATCCGAAATAACCCGACGTATGTTGATATTCCGCTTGAATATGGCGTGAATATTATCGTATTTGAAGCAGTTCGGAATCCTAAAGGAATTCTTACAGGACGTTTGCAAGTATTGGATACGCAAAATAATATCTTGTTTGATTATGGTTCGTTACCAGATTTATCATTTCCTAGGGTAAATCAAAACAAAGATCACTATTATATCCAACGACCAGCAAAAACTTGGTCTGTTACGAGGGTAAATTAGGGGTGATTCAATGATAATGCAAAAGAACTTATATGATCCTATTATGTATTTAATGAAAGGGTTAATTGATAGGGAATTTTACAGCGGTGGAAAACCGATTCCTGGTAATGATCCAAATGACGTATTTAAAGAAGGCATGACCGAAGGATATACGCTTATTCGTGATGGTGCTCGTTTATCTGCAGTCGATGGAGATAAATATTTACACTATGATTTAGCTTTTAATGCACACAGCATGCTAGAAAAGGTTCTTGTCTCTCATAAAGTAACAGGAAAAGAAATGGAGATACAATTAATATACAATGCACAAAAGCAATTAGAGCGTGTGCAGCCGAGACTTCTTAATAAAGGTAACGGTATACTATCTGATTTAACAATTCCCGATGTGTCGTAATGATGCACGGGAATTTTTTAATACAAGAAAAAGGGTGATTACTCTTGTTTGAAACAACCTATTTAGCTGGTGGTCGATTAGATCCACCTTTTCATCCAACAAAAACAGAACCATTTATACCTGGTTTTATTATGGATTCTTTTTCGTTCCAAACAAATGAAACTACATATACTTTACCTGCAGATATGGAGCTGTATGCAATAAGTGTAAGTGCATCTATATATGAATTAGATGATAAATGGAGCTTAGTCGTGAATGGTAAAACGATTTGTAAAAACATATATACCAAGGATATTCCCGAAGGTATGCACTTCATGGTTTATAAACCTTTAGCAGCAGGAAGTACTGTTCAATTTTCATTTAAAAATCAAGGTATTCTTGATAAAACAGTATGGTTTGAATTGCATTTTTTATCATAAAGGAGGGGTATCATGAGTTTTGCTGTTACGTATATGGCGGGCGGTAGATTTGACGCTCCTTATTTCCCTACAAAAACGGAACCGTATATAGAAGGTAGAAGAATTGGAATAGATGATTCAATAAAAAAAGATGAATTCTCACTACCATTCGATACAGAGTTAATTGCATTTTCTATAGCTGCATCAAGTTATAGTGATCGTGATTATTGGAATCTATTTATCGATGGGAAACAAATATTTAAAAATGTTTATGTAAAAGATGTACCAGAAGGGTTCAATTTTTCTATTATTAGGCCTATTCCGGCTAACGCCGTATTAAAGTTCGAATACCACAATATAACCGGCACATCCAAAGTAGTAAAGCTGAATTATCAACTATTAAGAGATTAGGAGCGTGAAACCTATGGCATATATTGAAAAAATAGTATCAGAAGCAGAATTTCATATGGAGTTAGTAAACACCATGGTTGCAAATGGATGGAAGAAAGTAAGTAGCTTTTATAAAACAATTTATAAAGCTACTAAATCAGAGGAACCTGAACATAAATATTGGGCTGCGAAGCATGTGGTTTTAAAAAATAACGATGGTGGTTTATACGGAATTGTCCAAGCTTGGAAATGGACTACAAAGTCTAAATTAAACATTGATTTTTCTAAGCCAGAGGGAAAAACCGAATTTAAGACATATTTAGAAAACAACCCACAATATAAAGATCGTTCATGCATGTATTTGTATATGATTGAAAAGCTTCCAAGTTATCTAGAGGATAGTGTAATTATTATGGGAGCAGAAGACAATAAAGAATTCCAGTCTATTATGGATGTTGAATTGGCTGAGGTGAAAGCTATAGAAAAAACGGGACACTCCAACAACGGACCTTATACATATACCGTTTATGAATATACAGATAATCCAGATTTAATGATGTCGCCTTGGGTTAAATCGACTTTGAGGAATCCTAAATTGCTAAATATAGACGCTGATACAAATTGGTGGCCAGATTCTTTAGTACGTATTACAGGGCAAATTGATAAAGATAGGGTTGTCTTATTAATACAAGCAGATAAAACTCCCGCATTTGAGAATAATACTGTCCCTGTAACTCCGGTATACATGGGACGATTAGAAAGCTATGCAAATGATGACACTATAGCGGATGCTCTTTGGGCTGGAACTGCTTACGATGAAGGTGGAGAAAGCTCTTCTCACAGTTTTAATTTTGAAAGTAAAACGCCATTTAGGGATGTATCTAGCTATATGCCACGCACAAAGCAATACCCTAAATCGCCAGGTAACGGCATTGATAACGTAATTATTAAACGTTCTCGTTTTGGTGCAAGGTACCAAGCGCATTATATTGCATGGAATATACCGAGTAATATTATGCCACCCGATCGAAAAGGTGCTAATGGTGGCCAATATCCTACAGCGTGGCAAAGCCACGATAATGACGAATATAAGTATCAATTCAATCCATCTTTATATAGCGGTAGGGTTCATACTTCTAGGGCTTATATTGTACATCCAGATGAAGGGGTGCGCGGTTATATGCCTTATGTTGTCCTTCTTTCTCCGCTAGGATTGTTAAATGGAGATAAATTAAAAGTTAGACAAAATACATGCCCAGATACGCATGATATCTACAGATTCTTTACCGTAGATGCAATTTCACCAATTACAAAAATGCCAGCTACTGCATATCGCCCAGCAGGGTTAGGTATTTTCGAGAAAACAATATAGGGGATGAATATAAATGTGGTTCGATAAAATTGTAAATTTACAAACCTTGCCTACTGAATTAGAAAAGTTATTTATAGATCACGGATGGAAACGTGATCTATTTTTCCGTATCCGGAGAGAAACCAGCAAATTTATTGATGTCCGATTATTTGAATCCACTGGAAGTGATTTGGAGCGTAGAAGATTTGGTTTTGCAGTTGCATATGATACTGCTGATTCAGATTTCGCAGATTCCAGATATGTAGCCACAGAATCACGATTAGGGGATTTTGGAGTGGGAGATGGGGAAAAAACAAACTTTATTATTCCTACTTCTCCAATCATTGCGAGTTCGTTATCTATTTATATAAATAGTATCTATCAAGAAAAAAACACTTATACAGTGGATGGTCGAACCGGATTAATTAAATTTAATACACCAGTAGCTAAAGGAGCTAGAGTGACAGGGGAATATCGTTTAGCTAACGATGCATATGAGCCAACGAATGATATTATTTTCTTTACTTACACTCGATACTTTATTGAGAAAGAAGTGAAAATTAGTGATTCAGATGCAGATTTAGGGAATGGTAATGGCACAAAAACAGCCTTTAAATTACCATACCCAGATTTTGATGAAAGCCGTTTTGCAGTATACAAAAACGGAACAATTTTAGATACAAATAACTATACATTTACAGGTGATACTATTATTTTCAAAGTTGCTCCTGCAAGTGCAGATAACATAAAAATTGCAGGCACACGTTTGCTAGAATCTAGTAACGGTAGCGATGTAACAGAAATACTAGCCGCAAAGACATCATTTGACGTACAAAGTACATCTAAAGTCCTAGCTGAAATCTTTACATCTATCAATTTTGTGAATGCTTCTCCATATACAGTACTAAGTTTGACACCCGAGCAAAGATTCACAAAAGATTGGAAACGTGATTCTGTTGTTTACATGTACGGTAACGCTCACAAAGATCGTGTTGTAATGTTTATGCGAATCGATCCAACACCAAGCCCTGTACGAGCTTTGTTTGTTCCATTGTACATCGGAAGAATGTATACATTTGATAATAAACCGCAAAAGAATTTAATTATTATGGGCGGCTGCCGTTCTGGAGAAGAATTCAACAATTCTACCAAAAAAATCGGTAATGCAAATATGGACTATGGTGAAAACACAACCGGTGGAAATCTTACGCCTGTTTTGTCCCAATCTTTAACCGGGTCTATGTATCAGCAGCATTACCTTGCGTTTATTACTCATAATGCCGATATCGATAGTGGCCAAGGGAGATTTAACCCTTCTATGTATAGCGGTAAATACCATTTATCACAAATTTATATCGTACACCCTAATGATGGATATGTAGGGAAACTTGACGATGTATATGCTGTACATCCAAAAAATATTCAACAAGCAGACGAGCTTGAAATTGAAAAAACTGTAACAGATGAAGTGATTGGTAAAGGTGATGGAACTAAAAAGATATTCCATTTAGAGCACAAACCAAAAGGAGATACATTGAATCTATTCATGGATTGTAAGGAAGTTCCTAAAACGGCTTATGACTATAATCCGGATGATAAAACCGTAATTTTTAAGGAATTCCCTGGTGGTGAAATTCTAGCTAATTATCAAATGGCGCAATTATATCGCTACACATTGCCAACAACAGCGGTTTCTCCATTCACAAGTAAGTTTTCGCCGTTCAATCCAATTGGCTTAGCAATCTATAAAGAAGATATTTAAACAAGAAAGGGGGAAGGCAAAAGATGAATGAGAAAAAATATTCAATTGCTGCCCCTTCTTTATTTATAAATGAAAAAAATCATATAGTTTCTGTTAGTCCAGGTCTACCATATGAAAAGACTTATTGTATTTCAATTTCAATTAATAATCCTTTTGGGAAAAACGAGCATGAGTTTCCTGTAAGTATGCCGCCTAATTCAAGGTTTAAAGCTGTTAAAGAAGATTCTGCTGATGTATTTGCAACAAAAGTAAATAGGATTAAAGGTGTCTTCTCTGATGTAATTAACCGGGCTTCCAAGGACATTGAAGTTGAAGCAAGTATGACAACATTAAACGCTTTTAGTATAGACCGTAACGTTAATATAGATATTTCTGAAATGGAACACTCCTTACATTCAAAATGCTTTGCAATAGATATTACAGATGATGAGTCAGCAAAGCAGCGTAGACGTATTTTTGATATGGACCATGTGAAAGAAGAACTTGTAGATAAACCATTTGATACACATGAAATTACAATTGTAAATGAATCTATTATGTCTAGAACTACAGATGAATATGAAATGAATGAAGTCATAGAAGAAGAGCTTCTTCATAAGAAAATTCGTGAGTTTGCTACAGAAGTAGAAGAACTTCCCGAATGGGTAAAAGTAGCTCGTGTATTGTATGGAGAAAAATTCTACGAAAGTATATTAGCAGACCGAAAAGAGAAAGAATTGCAGTCAAGTACGTTTGAGAATGACACGGGTGAGATTGTAATTAAAGAGTTAGCTGTGGTAACAACAAATCCTTTAGAAATGGCGGATAGATGTATTCATGAAGTGGCTGCTTCTTATGAAGAATATGATCTATTTAACGATCTGGGACTACCCGTTTATTTACCTGATTATGATCTATTTGCAAGAATCCAAAGAGAATTAAAAGCAGACTATGCAAAATTTGATACTGCAGATAGAAATATTTTTCAAGTTGACGGGGGTTCAATATCATTCGAATTAGCTGAAAGAGAACAGATAGAAACAATAGCAGCAGTTGTAATCTATGAAACATCAATGCGAAAAAACTTATCTTTAAAACTAGAAACCTTTGATATAGAAGATGCCAAAAGAATTCAAAATGAAGTGATAGCATCCTCTGTGCTTTATGAACACGCAAATAAAATTCACTCATGTCATGAAAGTGAAATTGAAGATGAGACACAATCAATTCGAGTTACAAATGAATTAATCGGGAATTCTATCGAAGGAATGGAACTGATGGATAATAAGAGCCGTGAACTTCCTATTGATGTAGTCGATTCTTCAGGTGATTTTATTTTAACTCGGGATCTTATTGTAGAAAACATTATTGAATTTGATAGTGCTACTCGTGAAATTGAACTAATCCATAACATACTAGACAATGAAACCAATGCTCACAAAGTATTATCAGAAATAATAACAGATTCCATTGAATCACGGGAATTTAATAGGAAATCACAAAATATCCATTCATACATTACAACAGATGAATTGAGCGCACGAGAAACCAAACAAATTGATGTTATAGAGGGAGAATCCTCTACAGCAGATAGAAGTATTATCGAATTAGAAGCCAAAAATGAAGAGATGGATTTATTTGAAGGTATGGGACTACCTGTTTATTTACCTGATTATGAATTATTCGCAAGGGTTCAACGGGAGTTACAAGCAATGACAGTGTTGTCCGATATAATGGATCGTTCTAAAGTTACTATAAATTCTGGAATCGTTGATACCATTGATATGGAGCGTTACGCACCAAATATCATGACGGATGTTTCCGGAATAATAGATTTTAAAAGACCTGTATTAGAATTAGATTCACAAATCGCTAATGATTATGATGCTGCTGACACACTTGCAAAGCAGTCTTTATTACAAGAACTAGATACATTTGATAGAAATGTACGTGTAGCAACTGATATAGAAGAATTCGAGCGATTTAATAGTGATTCTTGCATAGAAAGTTCAGTAGAGGAATTTGAACCATTCGAGAAAGTTCTTGGAATTAATACTGAAATTAACGAAAGTGAAAGGTTTATTATTAATAAATTCATTGATTCAGAGTACATGCAATTTGATGATTTTCTTGTTAATGATATTTACCCTACTGAAATCATTGAAGTTGATGAAAATAGAAAAGTTCAAAAAGAAAAACCAAAATTATGGTTACGTCATAGCCGTTCTTCATGGTGGACAAATTCTAATTGGAAGAAAACAAGATAGGGAGAAATAAAATGGCGAAAATCGGGGATATTTTAAAGCAACCAGAACCAGGTTGGAAACGATTCGATGATACAACCCCCCTTATTTCTTACAAAGGGACAAACTGGTATTTACTTTCAAGGGGCGTAGTACCAAATAGTTACAACGAAACACAAATGTGTCAACGTGATGATCCAAGCAAAGGTTCTGTAGAATTTTCGTTTAATGGTACAGGTATTCGAGTAATTACCACCCAGCAAATGAATAGATCACCAGATGTTTTTGTTGAGATAGATGGAATTCCCTCAGGGAGCTATTCATCAGGTAACTTTTTGATGATTAAAAACCAAGTGTTATTTTATGAAAAGGTAGGGTTGTCTGAGGGAGTTCATACGATTAAACTAACGGGGAGTTATATGGAAATGGATGCGTTTGATATCTTAAGAGGAGATATAATTCCTCCTCCTATTAAGATAGGGGATATTCTAAAAGAACCAGAACCAGGTTGGAAGCGTTATGATGATAACAATTCTTTTATTACGTATGAAGGTAATTGGCAAATAAATTTATCTTCTGCAGCCGCTTATTCCGGTAAATACCATGTTTGTAGTGGTAAATCAAAAATAAGTTTCTCATTTGAGGGTAGTAAGCTTCGTATAATAGGTGGTACTAATAGATATTGGACTGGCACTGTTTATGTCGAGATAGATGGTGAAATTTGTGGTTCTTATACGATGGATGATCCCGATTCTTGGGGGGAATATTCTATTCTCTTATATGAAAAAAACGATCTACAGTACGCAACTCATAATGTGGTCTTATATGCAGATGATACGAGTACTTTAGATGCCTTAGATATCGATGATCTCGGAAAGTTGTTGCCGCCTAGACCAAAAGTTTCGTTATACAAAAAGCAAAGTGGAAAAATCCTCGTAGATGATTTTAATTCTATAAACCCGGAATGGATTATATCACCTTCGGATTCATTTAGTATTGCTGCGAGAAAAGGCTTTATGAGATTGAATCATTCGGCTGATAGAGATGTAATGTTATTAATCGATAAGCCGCAGGGAGATATAGCAATACAAGTCATCGCTGATTATACTCCTGATGTTGAAGGGGATAAGGGCGGATTGATTATCTATCAAAACGCTGATAATAAAATAGAATTTCTTGAATCTCATTCTATTAATAGTTCTAAAGAACACAGGGAATGGCTTGCGACTTCTACTGGTGAACAATGGAACTTTTACAGCAAGGTAGATGCTACCTTTGATTATGCAGATAGCGATAAATTAGAAGCGACTAAAATCGGTGTTGTATTAAAGAAAGGTGTCGCAGATCCATACAAGCCACTAGATATTGATCGTATCATTATCACGAGTGGCCACAAATTAAAGTTAAGACAACTGTTCCCAAATAACAGAGTAATTTTAAAAGATGAAAATGGCACTACACTATCTATTAATCAAGTGGGCAAATTAAATACCGGTATAGATATAAACTTACCATCTTTAGAGTTTCAAGGGTCCATTGAAGTTTACGATGAACAAAATAGACTTATTGCAGAAAAGAAAACTCTATTTTATGGCGGTGACATCTATAATATGGGTTCCCCTATAAAGATCATAATGGACTCTAAAGAATTAAACGATACTGATTCAACTGATTTAGGCTATATGATCGAGGGAAAAAGAATCATTAAAATGATTGTCCAAAACGAAAATTCTGTAGCAGTTCAAAATCTCAAACTTTCTATTGAGCAATACATGGAAAAGGTAGGGTATACCTGGGCAGATATTTCGTTAGATAAATCAACTTGGGCAGATCAAATTACAATAGATAAAATAAGTGCAAATAGTTATGGGGAATTTTGGGTGCTGGTAACTAAAGATTTAAACTACATTGGTTTTGAGCCTATTTTATTTAACATTAAATTGCAACATGATTGAGGTGTTTATATGGGTACTGAAATGAAAATTAATCGTTCCAAAGGAAGTACAGGTGATAGTTCATCCCCTGTACTTATTGAAAAATCTGAGCAAATACTTGTACAAAAAGGACAAACTCAATACCTTTCAATTAATATGGAATTTAATAAATTTGACATTCGAACTATACATGTAACAAACAGCAAGAACGTTGAAGCTATCACTACAATTTTTGATAAGAAAAAGGATGGTCTGCAGATATATAAGAGTCTTCAAGAAAAGAAGACTTACGATATATTAGCCATTCCTTGCGAAGATAAAGATACAACAAGTTCTGCACATTTGTATATTGAAAACAAAGGAAATGAACCGGCCTTATTTACGTTAATTATTAAAGCAGTAAGTTTAAAATAAAGGAGTGTCTTTTATGGAAGAACATATTTTTAAAAGATTCACACCGTTAAAAAAGGATATATTTAATCTGGTTATTAACGAGATGTTACGTGTTGGCTGGAAACAGATAAATGAAGGAAAATCAACTTCAAATGATGTCTATGTTATGTATTCGAATGGCAATGATGGTAAAAAAAATATTTATATCGAACTTATACCATATGATGGAAGGAATATGGAGGAAAGCCCCAAAAAAATAGATTTTGACGTTAGATCAACGATATATTCTGATGCCTTCTTTAAATTTTGTTATGGATACGATAAAGAGAAAGGCCGTGGGACTAGTTCCGATCAATCTTGGCCGACTAGTTGGTTCCGGGGAAGGAATTACAATGATGGATTCGCTTCAAATGGTCCTCAAATTGCTATAGATACTGAAATTGAATTCTATCTATTTGTTGATAAGGAAAAATTTATAACCTGTACAATTCCACCTATAAGCACAAGATTAGCTCCTGCAGTTACATATATTGGGGCACTAGGGGGATTAATGCTAGAAGAAAAACATGAACCATATACACGTGCTTTAGTTTGGTACGCTAGTGCTTGGAGTGGAAATTATTCAACCAGTAACAATGGCCTTACTTTTAATCGCCCAAAAGGATCTAACGATACAACTATGTCACAATCATATCGTAGTACTTGGCTGCAAATACCTACAGGATTAAATCCAAATATCGATAATACCTTTCTACTATCTCCGTTTTATATTTTATCAGATAGTTATGGTGTTCGTGGTAAGCTAGAAGGAATATATCAAACTAGTAATTCGCAAATAGTAAATGGTGACATATTAGAGATTGAAAGAAATAACGAAATTCATAAATATAAATATATAAATGCAACTGGTAGTTATGGTTCCTTACCTGCTTCGTTAGCATTCCGTATTGAATGAGGTGATTATCATTACTGTCTTTAAAGGTATTATTTTTGAGCCTGAATTCCTATCATTAAAGAGAAATTTAGTTCAAAGAAGCGGCAAAATTATTGACGATATTTTTTTTATCGGAAGTAGAAAACCTCTAAAACGAAACGGAATGATTTTTTGTGAGGATTTAATAGTAAATAATGATTCAAAACAAGAAGTGAGCTACCCTCGCCAAGAACCATTAGAGCATTGTTGGAAGAGACTAAATATGTAAATTCTAAGCTTACAACAGTAGGCTTTTTTATTATGACTAAAATTTGAAAGGAGGTGAGGACTTGGAAAGAATTCACGAACTCATAAAAGTATTGAATATAAGTGATGTTATTACAAGTACTCAATTTAAAGTAGGTGGTGTTATAAGTTGTGGATTAGGAACATTATTTAGTTTTCTGTATGGGAAGATGAATTTAATTTGGATTATCATTTTGGTATGGGTAGTTATATTAGATTGGATAACTGGTAGTAAGGCTTCAAAATTAGATGGTACGTATTCATCACAATATGGAATTGAGGGCATTGCACGAACTGTGGTGCTTTTTTTATTACCTTCTTTAGCGCATTTATTTGATATTGCATTTAAACTACCAGAATTTTTCTTTTTTATGGTAACGGGTGGTTTAATTTATCATATTTTTAATAGTTTTACAGCCAATTGTGTACGGATTGGCTGGGATAAATGGATTCCTACTTGGTTGTTAGAAAGTGTATCTTCTGAAATAGAGGCGAAAATTAGAAGATCAAAATCTAGAAAAGAAAAAAATTAAATAAAGACAAATATAAAAATGATAGCAAAAGGAGCAGTCTCAATTGAGGTGCTCTTTTTATTTATGCAAATATTAAAGGGGAAAATAAGAAATGAAAAAATTAATGAAACAATGTAGCGCGTTATTTATCATGTGTATTATTTTATTTTCTTTTTCTGCAAGTGCTTTTGCAGATAGAGAAATGATTATTCCAGATTTACCTAAGCAAGGATACAGATATGGTGTGGGTACATATGAGGGAGTAGTAGCACATTCCACAGCGACACCAGAAGCACCTGCCATCAATATTAGAAATTATGAAGCTAGAACATGGAGAAATGCATTCGTTCATTATGCAACGGATTGGGATGAAACAATTCAAATCGCTTCTACTAAATATCGTGCATGGGGTGCAGGTCCAGCAGCAAATGCTAGATTTGTACATGTAGAACTTTCTGAGACTAGTGACCCAATTAAATTCAAAAAATCGTATGAAAGATATGTAAAGTTACTTGCGAAAATTTTAAAAGATAGAAATATCCATCCGAGTGTTGGATTATGGACTCATAAAGATATCACATACAAATTAGGCGGTACAGATCATGAGGATCCACAGGGGTATCTTGCTTCACATGGTGTATCAGAAGCTCAATTCCGTTCTGATGTTTTAAAAGCATATAATGGTCATTCTGTCACTGTGGAAGTAAAACCACAACAACTATCTGAAAGTGTAACGGATGTAACGGGAGTAGCTTATATCGATGGTTTAAATGTAAACCTTCGATCTGGACCATCCACAAGCAATGATGTCATTCGTAAGCTACAAAAGGGTGAATCATATAAAGTCTGGGGTAAAGTAGGAAACTGGTTGAATCTTGGAGGGAATCAGTGGGTTTATAACGATTCATCGTACATTCGCTATAAAGAAGAATCTTCATCTGTGGAAGGTAAACGTGTAGTCTCTAAAGTGAATGACTTACGATTCTATTCAAAAGCTTCTTGGGCTGATAGAGATGTTGTAGGAACTGTCGGTGAAGGTTTAGGGTTCACTATCGTTGATAAAGTATCTGTAAATGGTTCACCACAATATAAAGTGAAGAATAGTAGAGGTAATGTGTTCTATATTACAGCTAGTTCTTATTATGTAAATGTGAAGTAGTGAGTAATGGAAAAGAAGGATTTAATAGGAGTATTGAATCCTTCTTTTTAAGATCTAGTTAAAAAGTTCCTGCAGTACGTTCTGTTAAATACTTAGTATCTAAATAACCTAGGTCTTGAACATGTTGATGTAACTTCTGAAGTAAGTGCTTATCTTTGCATAAAATACTAATATCAAAACCATCAACTATACTCAGTAAAAATTCACAATCACTAGTATTAAAGTCTGATGCTGTTCTTATCCATGTTGGGCTATTCTTTTTCATATCAGGAAAAGCGCACATTGTTAAGAAGACTAAAAAGTATTTTTTGTTTATTAAGGTTTGTTTTAACTTATTTTCAGTTATGAAACGTTCGTCGCCGAGTAATTGTTCAAATGTAAAATTATCATGAGAATCTTTTAGGTATATTTCGGCAGTATCTATTTGCCAAATGAAATTGTTAGAATTAAAAAGTTCTAGTAATTTTAATATGGACAAATTAAAGTTTTCATCTTCTGGAGCGTGAAAATGTATTCCTATATTCATTGTATGCTAGTCTCCCTTTATTTATATTATTTAAGGAAATTGCCGGCTCTTAATCGAGGCGGCTTTTTTTGTTTTAACCAATATTTTCTTGAAAACCCCTTCTAAAAGAACGTTATTATCATATAAGAGTCAAATGTTTTAAGTCTTTTAAGAATGATTCCCTGGTTGCTGTGAAATAGAAAAATAATAGACTATATTCTGAGGGAATCTAGAATGTAGTCTATCATTATAGATTTTAAAACATTAATTCAGGGATTTTTAATTGATTTTTAAGTAAGTTCCAAGTCTCATCTAGTATGGGTTTTGGTGGTATGTAAATAATTGTTCCATCTCGACCTCTTGTTAAAATAACTCTATATGCATTGAGTTTAATTTGGAACGGATCTTCGACACCCCATTGATAGTGCTGTCCCTTCCAAGCCCCATTCTGTAGATAAAGATCATCATCCCAATGAACGAGCGCCATATCTAGTTCAAGTCCTTGTGTTTGAAATTCAGTTGCGCTGTAGTTAAGGTTTTTACAATAGTATTGAGACCCTGGATAGTTAAAGTATTGAGCGATTTTACTAGGCCTTTCATACCTTTCATCTAGTGGTAGAACAGGGACTTCTTTTTGACGATCAGCGCCACCAGCACAGACGACACCAACTGTTTTTGTATCATCTTGATAAAGCTGGTTTAAAGTAATTTTTGCTTTTTCTAAATCACGCGTAATAAAAAGTTGATAATGTTCCTTTGGTAGGTTATGAATAAGCATTTTCGTTTGTTCAAAATTAATATCTAATAAAGTATTAATAATTTCATAGTATTTTAAAGCTGCATGAGCACGGAAAGATGAGTTTAAATGTAGCTGAGAATGAGTTTTATAATGTGCTGCATTTGTGAATACAGAATTAGGGTGTTTAGAATGAACAGTCACGTTTTTTCCAGCAATCGCAGTATTCCACAGAGGGAGACCGCCTTCTTCACCAGAATAGATCTCTTGGCCTTCCCCAATTAAGCCAATTGTTACACTCCACGGCTTATTATTTGTAGTAATATTCATTATAATATCCGGTTCACTTAAGTGCTGGGCTTCTCTCTTTCTTCGAGTGAGTGATTGGTCGACTTTTTTGGTATCCCATGCTCGCTGTGCCTCATCAAAAATGATAATTTGTTCTTTTGGAATCATTTTCTTTTCCAGAAAATCCATTTTATATCCATATAGACCTTGTACGAACGTTCTATTTTTTAACGTATCTTGTAATACGTCTACTAATGGCCCGTTACCAGATAAATAAACTGCATTTTTCATTTCATGTGCAATGGTTAGACCCAAATATGTTTTACCTGCCCCTGGCTCACCAGATACTAATATTAAGTGATGGGTATTTGTATTTTGTGCTTCTTGAATAATTGTGCGTATAGTTTGTTGTACTTTTGGAAAATTACTGCTTGATATTGCTTTAATGTCAGGGAGTGGTTCATTATGTAAAATGGAACGAGCAGCTTCTAGCATAGAAGGTGAAGGTTCATAGAAACCATTGATTATTTCGTCTAGCGTCAACGTTTGTACTTCTGTTTTCTCTAATATTCGTTTAATAATACTTTCCAATCCATCAACTGTTGAAAGGGTTACTTGATAATCTTTTTGGAATTCCCATTGTTCACCTTCATAGTTTGTAAGCAGTAGAATACCTATGACTTGCATGTTAGATTGTTGAATAGCTGAGTGATAATGCTGGAGATCACGCATATAAAGTGATGTTTGAATGTATTCAGAAGGTGAAACGTGATTATAACTTTTACACTCGATGACTATCAAATAACCATTGATTAATAAAAGTATATCTGGACGGCGGCCACCTCCGCGTAAAATCTCATATTCAAAAATAAGTGATGCATCTAAATTAGGAAATCGATTAAATAAATCTTGTAGTTTATTGTAACTATCAATCCATGCTCTCTTTTGAGAAGCTATTTTAGAATCATTTGCATTGATTTTATAAACATGATATTGCAATTGTTTAATGAATAATTTTAAATCTAATTCTTTAAATTGTTCAATAGTTCCAGCCCAACCATAATTCAAGATAAATGCCTCCTTGAGGTGTATTAAGAAATATGTATATCCTTATTATAAGGAATAATATAACTAGTTTGGAATAAGGAAAGAGTTAATCCGTATTTTTCATAAAGTAATGTGTTTCAATATATGATCTAATACATAAGAAATAACTAAAAAATTGCCCATTGAGTGTTAGATGTAGTTTAATACTTAATGGGCAATTAATACTGCTTTTAATAAATTGTAAATAGAGTATAAATAAATTTGATAGTTTTTTGATAATTAACTTATCCATTTTTTAATTTTATCTAATAAACTATCCTGATAGCGTTCCCTAAATATCACAGTATTTTTTACGTCTTCTTTTTTTAGAATTCTTGTGTAGTTATTGTTAGGGTTATTTTTGTCTATTTTCTTTAAACGTGGGTGACTATATCCTAAAATTTCAAGTTTATTTAGACTTTTTATTAGATATATTTTTGAATCATCATCTTGTTTAATATAATATGCATCTTTACCTAGTGGATCAGAAAGGTAAGGGATGTATATTTCAAGCACAAGTATCGTACTTACTAAAAGCGAAACTATAATAAAACCTATAATTTCATTAATATCCGATATATTTAACGATCTATCGGAAAATATATAGAAATATAATATCGTGATTGGCGTTATGAATATTGTGAAAATAATAATATGAGGTATTTGGATAAGTAAAATTTTCTCTTGATTGAAAAAAAGCTTTTCTATACTAGAAGCCTTAAGTATTGTGCATGTTTTTAATAATAGTAGGCCTGCAGCAATGTAATATGTAATATTTAAAGTTTGAAAAATGTTTGTTAAGTCCATGTGATGATATTAACTCCTGTTTCATATAATTTATTACGTATTACTTATAGTACACTAGTTATTATAAGTAATATGAAAGTACAAATTAGCGGGTTTATTAATTTTTTTAAAGAAATCTTCCTTTACATAGTTTAAATTTTATAGAGTAGAAACTACGGAAAATGAATAAAACAATTAAAATGAATTGTCTTTTGAAGGGAGCTATATTGCTTCTTCTTTAATCTATTAATAAAATATCTAGTTGAATGGATATTTTATTTTTTATTTTACAACAGTATTATATAATATTACGATGTTATGATAATATGATATAGGAGTGAAAAGCTAGTTTTTATTATAGATACTCAACAAAAAATATCGATTATCCTGTTTCTTGGATTAGTGGATAATTGAAGGGTGCAATTTTTATTTGTAGAATAAGGTCAATATTAGTACTTAAGCAATTATATTTACTAAGACAAAAGAAAGTGAGGAAAAAAGGAAGTGTTTTTCTAAGCACTCTCGCTTGGATGTACAAAAGGCTGGCTCGGAAGCACTAGCTTATTTTCTCTTCATCTCTTTAAAGAAAATGAAGAAACTGGTTCAAGAGATTAAGAATGAAAGAGAGCCTTCAGTATAACTAGATACTATTTTCAGTGTAGATCATTTCTTATTAAAGTCTATTTCAGAAGAATTACTTTCCTTAATTAAGAGGAATAGATTTGATGTAAGGAAAAAATTATTGGAGGAACTTGCTAAAAGTCAATGGGCTGACCAAAGTTACAGTATTCCAATCATTAAAAAGGCATTAAACGACGAGAACTCTATTGTTCGTAACCAAGCTGTTATAAAATATCGAATCTTAGGATTGTAAGAAGAAAGTCAGAGGGGAACAAGAATTTTGGAAAAACTGAAGTAGGAAAAGATCTCTCGTCTAAAGTGTTTTTAAGTGTTAACAAAAAGAGAACCATAATGGTCTCATTTTTATTTTTTTGTGTACAGATAAATATAAGGGACTTTTGCATGCTATGACTGTTACTTGAATTTTCAAAATTATAATTTATAAGAAAACAATAGGACGTAAGAAAGCTTGATTTACCAGTACTTCGTGGTACATCAAGGGCTAGAAAAGTAGGTGCCAGCAATCTTTAAAACTGCTTGAGGTGTTAGGAGGTTAGATACTATTACGAACTTAGAATAAGTAAGAAAAATAGAATAATAACTTTAGAGAATATATTGAAAAATCGATTTTATTAACTTATATATGGGAGTGTACAGAAGGTGAATAAGCATGAGAAATTATATACTATAAAAAATGAAATTGAAAATAAAATAAGAAATCATAAATTATTTAAACTTCAAAGGGACAAAGCGATAAGATTAGTGATTCGTAAAACTTCAATGTGGTATTCAGTGATAAATGCATCTGATGAAAGGAATTTTTTATCTAGATTAACAAAGATACCTAAAGAGTTTATGGATGAAATAAAGTTTTTACAAGAATCAATGAAATGGGTAATTAGATGGTGTATTTTGTATTGTCCGAAAGAATCAATGTGCTCTGACAAAGTAGTAGCGGATGAAGTATTGGATCTATTAACGGTGGCATATTATTATGAAGATTTTTATCGATTCTGGTTTTTACATAATAAACATAGAGTATCTTATCAGCTTGATGAAAGAACTATAAAGTTTAATTTTAATAAAGAAGAGAACCATAAATTATATAGTTGTTATAATGCATGGAGAATAGGAAAACAAGAAGAAGATAAGTTTAACTCTATGAGTGGGAGAGAAGATTTCCAAGAAATGATGTATGAGATTCATATGGGAGATTTTGAATTTCAAGAAAATATACAATTTGAGGGTTTTTCGTTAGAAGACTATAAAAAGTTTTCTCTATCAATTAATAACTTTATTGTTAAGGATATTGAAAAAAGCATTAACAATAATATAACTAAGATTTATGAGGGAAAGAATGTATACGAAAAATCAAGAGAAGAATGGATAAAGATAGTACAAATGTATTCAAAAATGGATAGGTCAATTATTATGTCTATTTTGGACTTTTTTACACTAGATTTTGATAATATAAAAAATGATATTTCTTTAAACTACTTTGTACCAATACATAATAAGTTGGTATTAATGCAGGAGATATTTATGACCACAAGACCTGCAATTAATGCTATACGATTATTAGCTAAAATGAATCAGAAGAGTTATAGCAAAGCTCAAAATTATTTTGAAAAGTTAGAGAGGGATCAAATATACAAAAATTTAGGGGATAAATATAGCATTTCTTATGGCAGAGACAAGAAAAAGGCTATTCGTCCTGGAATGGATTTACTAGTATACGACCCGAGGAAGAATTATTTACAGGTTATAGAATTAAAATATAAAATTCCTGTGGAGTCAATTGAGGATGTAATTCAATTAGAAGATGGGCTATTAGAAAAAGGATATACTCAAATAGAAATTGCTAAAGAATATGTTGAAACAAATAAAGATAATATTCTTCAAGAGTATTTTGGAGATACCTATAGTGATGTAAAACCTTTAAAAGTTGAGCATATTATATTGACTAACTATTCAATTGGTACTGGATATAATTTACCTTTGGATACACCAATTTTTACAATAGAGCATTATATTGAATTGATGAATGAGCTTGGTGTTGACGGTATCGAAAAGGTTTTAAAAGAGGGATGCAGAGGATTTACTAGGAATATAGAAAGAATCGATAAATGCATTTCTTTATGTGGTTATAAATTAGTGGTTCCAGAGTATGGATTTACAATAAGTTAAAATAAAGTCAGGTGCCTATAAAGAGATATGGCTTTTAGTGAAAACCCACCTTTAGATATCCTTAGCTGAAGGTGGGTTTTTTGTGGGTAAAAAAAGAATATCAATTAGATTCATCCTTAATGAAATTTAATTATAAACGAATAGTTTTTGCAGCGACGAAGAAACAGAAGCTGATAATCAAACATTTGATAAACAGATAAATGGAAATAAAAATCATCTAATAAAAGAGAGAAAATGATTCTATTTGATTTGCTATGGGAAATAGCTAGTTCAGGATTAGAAGAGAACGTATTAAGTAAATTTATCAATAATATAAATTGAAGAAGTATGATGTATAAAAATATATAAAATAATGGAAGTTAGGAGTGGTTTATGAGATTATGATAAAGGAATAAAATATAAACTAAAAAGAGGGGTTAAAGTTATGACTACAAACATGAATTGGGACTACTTGTTAAATAAAAAAAGACAAAGAAAATCAACATCAGACGCTGACAAATTTCGTAATGAATTTGATAAAGACTATGATCGAATTATTTATTCTTCATCTCTACGAAGACTTCAGGATAAAGCACAAGTTTTTCCACTTCAAGAAAATGATTTTACTCGAACTCGCTTAACACATTCTATGGAGGTAGCTTCTTTAGGAAGATCACTGGCCTGGAATATTGGGACATGGTTATTAGAAGAAAAAAAGTTTAAAGATTTTTGGGAAGTTAAAGAATTAGCTTCTTTAGTGGAAGTATCTTGTCTAGTACATGATTTAGGGAACCCTCCCTTTGGACATTATGGAGAAGATATAATAAGAAATTGGTTTAGTAATTGGTTTAAGAGTAAAGAGTTCGAAAAAATAGAACGAGATTATTTAAATAGAGGCTTTCCAGAACTAACTAATCAACAAAAAAATGATTTTGAATATTTTGAGGGTAACGCACAGGCAATAAGAATTTTAACAAAATTACAATTTCTTAATGATCAATTTGGTGCTAATTTTACTTATGGTACACTTGCAACATTAATGAAATATCCTTGGTCATCTGATAATCCTCAAGCTATAGAGAAAAAGAAATTTGGTTATTTTTCTTCAGAACAGAGTTTGTTTGAAGAGTTATGTAAAGAAGTAGGTATTGGGGATAGAAGGCATCCAGCTACATATTTGTTAGAAGCTGCGGATGATATTGCATACTTAACAGCTGATGTTGAAGATGGTGTTAAAAAAGGAATAGTGAAATGGGAAGAGGAATATAAAAATATTTCTGAGTACCTTGAATCTAACTATAATGGATATTATAGAATGTTAGAAGATTCTAGAGAAAAAACAATTAAAAATAAAGTACCTAATAGGGATTTAGTAAATGTTCAAAATTTTAAGGTTGCAGCTCAAGGAATAATGATTAGAGCAGTTATAGAAGTATTTAAAAGTAGATATGAAGACATTATGTCTGGTAAGTTTGAAGGAGGACTTTTAGAGGCTTCGACAGCAAAAGTATTAGAAAGTAAATTAAAGAAAATTGCTATTAAATATTGTTATAATGATTCCGAGGTACTTACACTTGAATTAGTTGGAGATAGAGTAATAAGTGATTTATTAAATTTATTTGTAAATGCGGTTGTAGATATTCATGACGAGCCAAAAACAAGATCCAAGAAGGAAAAGTTGTTCCATTTGATATCTGAAAATTTCCGACATATTCAATCTATTGACAATAATGGTCTACCTAATATAAAATTTGAAGAATTACCTTTATATAATCGACTACTATTAATTACTGACTTTATTTCAGGTATGACTGATTCATATGCAGTTAGTTTACATCAAAAATTATTGGGGGTTAAGTTACCCTAATTAATATTAATGATATAAGAAATGGGGAGCAAATATGGGAATGAAAACAACAATTAAATCTGAGATATTTAGTTTGTTGCAAAATCACCCGGATTCTTGGGAATTTATTGAAAGTCTTTCTGAAATAGGAGAGTTGTTATTTTTTGGAGGATCCATTAGAGATTATTATATCTATAATGAATATAAAGATATGCCAAGAGATTTTGATATAGCTGTGAAATTAAACCCCAAAAATGAAATGTTATTTACTACATTTGTAGAACAATATAACTTTAAAAAAAATAGATTTGGTGGATATAAAGTTAAAATTGAAGGTATAGAATTTGACTTATGGAATTTGCAAAATACATGGGCTTTTAAAGAGAAAAAATTATTAGCTGAAGAAAAAAATCTTGCTAAATCAGTTTTTCTTAGTGTTGATGGTATTGTATATAACTTTAATCAGAATATTTTATATGATGATGATTTAAAATGGTCAATGGATAATAAGCAAATAAATATAGTTTTAAATGATAATCCTCAAAAAGAATTAAATCTATTGAGAGCATTAGTATTTAAGAAGAAATATAATTTTGATTTTTCAGTGGAATTAAAAGCAGAATATAAAAAATTGATAAGTTTAAATCAGGATTTTTATGAAAAATTGTATGAGTTGCAATTTTCTCATTATAAAAGTGAATACTTTACACGTGCTGATGTAATTAAGGAACTACAACATATTGGTTGATAGAAATAGAATGTAAAAAGATAGGGGTATAGATACTCCTATCTTTTTTGAGTATAAACCTTCAAATTATATTGATTTAGTATGATGTGTTATTAGTATTATGTTAAAGTTTAACTTGCAAGTATAGATCATTGTTTAGCTTTAAAAAATACTCTTCATATAGCTTTATTAAAGAGATAAATGATATAAGAGAAGTTACACGAATTTTATATAAACAATACTTGGCCTGGGTGTTATTAAAAAATGATAAAATGTTATTCACTTTAAGTATATCTGTTTTTTGTTAAGTTAATATAAACAGATGTAAATCAATTTATATTTTGTGGAGGCTTTGGAACAAGAAAGTAAGAGTAGTTCAAAGATATTTCGATAGTCATGCTAAGTAATGCTTTTTGATTTAAATTTTAGTTATTTAAAATGGTCCATAACAAGACTAAATTTATGGATATACAATTTATGAGGAATTTGTCGCATTTTTGTTTATTATAATTTGTGATTTAGGACAACATAACTAAAAAATATTTGATTGTACTATGTAAACGAGCATTATAATTATATGTGTATTTTTAATTAATTATTCTCGCTAAAAGGTATGATTCAGAAAGCAGTTGTGTCAAAGATTCTCTTTCATGATATACGTGGGGCTTATGAAATTATTGATTGTTTATCAGATGATTTTAGTGAACTAAGCGAGTTAATTGAGGCTCATAAAGCAATAATAGATTTTAAAAAACAATGGTTTAGAAGATTTATTGGGTTCAGATGCCTTCTTTGATATTTTTTATGATGAATATATACGTTTATATCGTATGTTAATAATGTGTTTTAATTTGGTTTTGTTAATAAATGGTATAATTTGATTAATTTTTAAAAAATAATGGTGCATACTTAGCTTGGAATTTCATTGTGAATCAATGAAATGAAGAGAGGGAATTAGATGCATATTAGAAAATTTACTAATCATCCAGTACTGTTTGTAGGTACTGGACTAAGCCTGAGGTATTTAGAAAATTCTTTTACATGGGATGGTCTACTTTTCTACATTTCAAATAAGATTAAGGGATCAAATGAATTTTGTTATGATCTGAAATCAAAATATGAAAAAGATGGGGAGTTGACTATACTAAGATTGCGAAAGATCTTGAATTAGAATTTAATGAAGTGTTAAAGAGTTATCGCCATGGTGAGTTTAAGGAAATTAACGATCAATTTTACGAGAACATGGAACAGGGTATTAATATTAGTCGTTTTAAATTATATATTTCCCTATATACGTATTTAGTAAAATTCAGTAAGATCTTGAAAGTTCTAGAGTATTGAAAGGAAATAACTAATATAATTGATAATGTAACGGATTTTGCACAACAGCATATAAGTATTGATGGAATTTTACAGGTTGAAGATATATCACAATCGAAAAAGAACTTAGCTATAATATTAGGCGTAATAAACGAGAGGATTTCACTAGATACAGTTGAAGAGTATTTAAGGAATTATGATGACAAGAAATCTATCGATTATAGTAGAATTTTTTGTGTTTTTGATTATAAAAAATATGCAGATGAACATCAGAGAATAAATCTAAACAGTTCCGGGAGGCAACTGTAAGCCAAGAGGAATATATATTAATAAAAGTTCAAGTGTTATTTTGCAGTGGAGAAGCGCATGCTTATTGAAAAATAAGTTGGTATGTAATTTTATGAGTTAAGTCATATCGCTGTCCTATTATGCTCTTAATAGACCATTTCAAATTGCAAAAAAGTTATTCTTTCTGATGGAATATGTAGAAAGAATAACTTTTTTAATTTTTCATATTCAAAATCAATCAATGTAAATAATCCATCATCCTCTCACTTGATTTCAGAACCATTGAGAATGATCTTTTCTTCCTGGTAATTTTGAAAATTAATTGGTACTTCTTAGTCTTCTTCTGTCATGATATTTTGAATGGTTTTAACTACGTGACTATCTATTTGAAATGATAAACATCTTATTGTATTACCATATTCCACGCTAATTATGAGAAGAAAGTGAAGAGGGTATTAAAATGGTCTTATATAAAAAGTACATGAAATTTAATCTGTATTCTTATTTTTATATACAAAATAATTAATGTTATATTAAAATAAAAGATAGTAATAGATTATTTACAGTGGGACATTTTGATTTAATCATTGTAGATGAAAGTCACCGGAGTATCTATAAAACTTATCATGCAATAATTGAATATTTTGACGTATATATTAGCACTAACACCCAAAAAGATGAAATTGATAAAAATGTTTATGAAATCTTTAGTATAGAAAAAGGTGCCCTACAAATGCATATGAATTTGAATAGCTTGTAAAAAAATTCATTTTGTCTAATGTCGTAAAAAGTAAATGGAATTTAAAAATATTGGATGATGGGATTCGTTATGATGAATTGTCTAATGAGGAAAAAGAAGAAAATGAAGATACATTTAATGAAGAGGGAGCGAAGAAATAAGTAACTCAGCTGGCAATTGATGATTGTTTAATGAAATCACGATCGATTAAGTGTTAAATGACTTGATGGAAAAAGGTATCAAGGTAAAAAGTGAAGATATAACAGTTATTTAAGATTTCTTCTTATTTAGATTAAGATATAAAAATGTTAATATATCCGATAAATGTTATGCATCTTTCAAAAAGATAAATATGAAAAAGAAAGCTGTGAAGTTATAAAAGGGGGTTACAACAGTTTATGGAACATATTAGAGAATATGTACAAAAAGCAAATTCTTTTGGAGAGTATTATAAAGCAAATGTGTACACACACTTAAAAGAAGTAACAAACGAGATAATAAGTGAGTTTAAAAGGATTTTTGAACAAAATGCAAGAGAATCTGGTTTGATAATAAGTAATTCTGTTTATGAAGATATTCATCTGTTTGATTTTACAGACAGAGTTAAAGATCCAGTTAGTCTTACAGAAAAATTAAAGAATAAAAATTTAATCTTTGAACTGGAAGAGTTTTTTAATGTGGAAAGTTTGAGTGAGGAAAAGAAGTTATCGCTAAACGACTTTTTTTATAAAATAGATGATATTATTGGAATAAAAATACTGACTAGCTTAAATTATGATTGTCAGTATGTATTAAATCTTATTAAAAAAGAGATGTCCGAGGAAATAAATGGAGTCCAGTTGGTTTTAGATGGGGAAATCCCAACCACTATGAGTAATGGTAGAAAAATTTATAAATTAAAGGGATGTTTTAGAGATAAATATGCTTTTGAACTACAAATTAAAAGTAAGATAGATTCTGCTTGGGGAGATTTGGAACATAATCTGTTTTATAAAGATTATGATTTTAACTACATCAAAAACAATAATAAAGAAATAATGGTAAATATCGGTTCTGTACTGGAGAAGACAGAAGATTTAATGCTTTCTATCAGAGAAGGGAAAAAAGAATTCTCTAATGCATATGAAAAATATAATTTTTATCAGGCTATAAGTGATGAGTTTGAACAATTTGTTCAAGAGAACTATGGTTCTAAGTATATACTAGAGAAGAATATGGATAAATTGTATGGTCTATATAATTGTTGTTTTGGTGAATATTCTGTAAATCGTAAGGTCAAAGTTGAGGATATAAAAATACCAGAAAGCCGAGTATTAGAAAATGCATTAAGTAACAATTTTAAGCATTTAAAACTGAAAAATTTCGAGATTTCGCTAATAGAAACAATTCATTTTAATTGGTTGAACATAAAAGAACAAGAAGGGCTTCAAGAAATTGAACGTATAGAGGGGCTAATTCGAGGCCTTTTATATGATTCCTTAAATAAAATTGCTAGCCTATTGCAAATGAAATTATTATCAGAACAATACGTTGATAGTATTATAAATATTTTAACGGTTTATCAGTTTGATTATTTCCAAAAGAACATACTTCTTAATACTGAATTACTAGCCCAATTTGTATTGATAAATATAGCAATAGACCAAGTTAGCAATAATGCTCAAGATGAAGAGTTTGGCGAATTCGAAGACCTTGATAATGAAAATTTTGAAGAATTTTTAGAAAAACTTAAATTGGTAGTGTTTAAACACCTTTTTATAGAAAAAATAATTGAGAATCAGGATACGGATAGTAAAATATTTATTAGTGCAATGATAAAAGTGTTGAATGAACATAATGCATCTAATAAGAAAAATAATGAAGTGACACAAGAAACAATACATTTGTTAAATACAATTTTAGGAGGACGTTATGGAGAAATTTAATGCTTTGAAATATTTTCAAAATGACCAAGAGTATTTCATCACAGTATTACCATTTAGGGTTATAAATAAGGTTACGACCACATTAGTATATGGCGATGAAGAACCATATGGATATCAAAGGGGGCTAAATCCATCTCATTATAAAAAAATAGTGAGGAGTATTAATAAATCGAATGAATTGATTTCGCCTACATCTATTGTGCTTGGGATTAATAGATCAGAATTTAAGGAAGAAGAACGAGAGTGTATTAATGAAAACATTTATAGCTTACTTATTGATATAGGTGAAGAAAAGGGTCCATACAGAATTATTGATGGCCAACATAGATTAAAAGGACTTGAGTTAGCGGCAGTTGAAAATCCAGACTTATTGAATTATGAACTTAGCGTAATCATTATGATCATTGATGATGATAATAGAAGAAGAGAGGTACAAGTATTTAATAACATAAACTCTAAGGCCAAGCCTTTAAAAATGGATTTAACAATACTTGCTTTGTATAAATACGATCTTTTAGAGATGGTTAAAGAATTTGATGTAATCGAACATATTGCAATAAGAGTTGCGCATATATTGAATGCAGAGGCTAGTTCCGTTTGGAAAAATGCAATTAAATTGGATGTTAATAATTCAAATTCATTTGGGATAATAGGATTTAAAACATTTTTTGAGTCCATTAAACCTATTTGTGAAAGATTAGTTAAAGAAAGTATAGATTTTGAAGATTTGTCTTTTGAAAATAAGTTATCGTTTGTTAACCAATGTGCAGTAATGATTTCTAAGGAATTGTTAATACCTTGTTGGAATATAATTTTTGAAAAGTGGATGGATTGTTTTGAAGAATTTTTAGACTTTAGTAATTTTGAAGAGGTAAGCACACTATATAATAAAAAATATTATATTCAAAAAACAATGGGAGCTAAATCGATAAATGGACTTATAGGTCAATTCTTAATTGAAACTGATGGGGATATTTCGCATACTATTGGGTTATTTAGAAAAAGGATTGATAGTAGCGGTTTAACAAGTGGATCTTGGAAAGTTGGAGGAGTATTTTCAGGTTTAAGTTCTGAGGCTGGATTTAAAAAAATTAGAGAACTAATATAAGAAATAGGGAATAAAATTTAATGAAATGAGTAAGGATTTGTTTTATGTTATTTTTAGCGTGACCGGAAGGGAAGCAAACTTAATCTTTTAAATTAAACCTATTCTTCCATTTTTAGTGCGTTTTTAATGAATTTAAACATAAATATTTTATAAAAGTATTGTATGTCTAAGCTGTGAAATAAACCCATCAACAACTGTGTTATTTTAAATTAAACTCCACGCACGTTGAGTGTGATGAGTATGATATTTTAAAAGAAAGTAGAAGAATTCTGAATTTAAAAATTAAATTTTACCCCAAACCATGGAGAAATCCCATGATTTGGGGCTTCTTTGTATTGCTATAAGAAAATATATTATAATAAAACAAAAAGGGTTATTTTTATGCTTAACGTGATCATTCTTCAAGTAATATAAAAAACTCTCTAATGGTATTTGTATCGAGTGTATTAGGTGTTACATCTTCATGATGTTCTTTTAATTATTGGTGAAATACTAAGAAATACCCCTTCTTATTTTCAAGGATTCTTCTGGCAAGAACTTCTGCTTTTTTTGCAAACATATAAATGTTAAATAACTCTCCGAACGTGTAGGTTCCAACTTGTGTAACTTCAATATTTGTACGACCTAGCTTTGCTTTTTCTCTTTTACTCGTTCTGGACAAAATAAAACGCCTCACTATATCATACAGTTTACCGTATAAGAAGACGTAAATGACTTGCACCCTAAAAAGTAAATGATTGCAACACTAGGGTTATTTTTGGTGTGAAAAGGATAACACCTTAACGATTACAAGTCCTTGTAGAATACGGTCCTTTAAAAAGGTATGAACCCGGAGAAATTCGAACTCACGACCTCCAACCTATCAAGATAAGAAACGTATATTTTATGTCTCGAGAATATCGAGCGGAAAAGTAGTAGTATCAAGGGGTTATAAGTTATTCTATATTTCTATTTGCAAATACTGTAAAGTAAAAAAATGAAATTTCTTGACCAGAATCTTGAACATTTTTTAATCAGTTTCTTATCAGCTTAAAGAAAGGTTTGCATTAAAATGCTGTGACTATACCCACTAGGTACTTTATGCAAGTCTTAGAGGATAGATTAGTTTTTTAGGGTCTATATAGCATCAGGACTATAGTTACGTGGAGTATATGTCTCGCAACTCATTTTAAAGGAAGACAACTAATCCTTTGGGAGAGTTACCTTTTTATGTTTTTTTGAAACAGATTCACAAAATGGTATTGAATTTTTATGATACCATCTGACCTATAGGTAAGACCGTTCATGAGAGAGTGCAGTATATGTGGCCTAATCTTTTTCAATGTCATCGTGTCTTTTTGCTTATTGCTCTCTGTATCTTGGCTCTTTTTAATTATACTACTAGTTAAGGTTTAGAATTGCAAATGCTTCTTGATCTGTTCGATTCGCTTAGAGCCTATTCCTTTTATTTTTTTTAGATCACTCCAATCTTTAATATCAGATTTTTGTGCAATTATTTTTAGAGCCGTAGTAGCATTAATATCATCAATTAGGAGAAAATCAGATAAGGTTACATTGTTCCATTGTTTATTGAAGCTCTTATCCTTGAAAGTGATAAAATTACGAAATTCCGCATCGTTTAAATCTATCCTTTCTCTATTATCATTTCTTCCGCTATTCCCAGTAATGTCAATTGATAGAAGGAAAATTGTAACACCTCCAATTGTAAACTCTTTTACTAATTCTAGAGAGTGTGACTCACAAGACTGAAAAACAATATAGTATCCAATTGTTTTTCCATGAATTTGGGTATATTTTAACGTTTGAGTTATCCCTTGAAAGACATAAGTTAAGTCATTAATGTTTCTAAAAAATTTAACTTCCATAATTGTACTGTTGTCATCGAAAGTCATAATATCCAGCCTATCGTTACCAGCCACTTTTTCTACCACAGTTGTAATTCCATGGTCGAATAAATACTCTGCTAAATCAAATTGTAACAACCTTTCATCCATTGGTTGACTCAGTTTTTCACATAATCTAGCTAGTCTTGCCCAGCCATATTCAGTGATTTTCATCAAATATCTGTCCAAAAGAGCTTTTATATACCATGTACTGTCTATTAAGGTGTACAAATGAGATAAAATTCGATTTAGTTTTGATTCCCATTCAGTATAACTAAAGTTTGCCATTATTTTAGATTTTTCTACTATCAGGTTCCTATAATCTGCTCTTCCATATTTAATAATGCAAGAATTATCTCTTACAAGATTGTTTACATGAGTCAGGTAGGGAAAATTATAATTTAAATAAGATATTATTTCTAATAAATCTGTTTTTGTATTTTGTCTACTAAGAGTTTCTATAGATTTATATGGTGTTTTTAATAAACCTACCAAGCTTTTTAATTTCTGGAAAGCCGAATTATAACTTAGTTGTCTTTGTTCCAATTCTTCCCTTGTTGATGAAATGTTATTGAAATTTAAGAGTTCTAAATTAATAAATTCAGAAGAAGGCTTTCGCCAATCTTCAAAATTCAATTCGACCTTTCGTGAGATTTTCTGTATATTTAAGTCGAAATGTGAAATTACGTCTTCTAGTCCTTTAAATTTAGACTGAACAATATTATAGTTATCCGTAACATGTAGTTCCTTCTCTATCCTTACTAGGTCATTTTCTTTAGTTATTATTATTGATAGTGGTAACATGTTATCTATATTATCTGTTTCTTTTTCGGGATCACGTAGTTCAAATCTAATTAAATCTTTCAATTTTCCTAAGTGATTAATTTCCACTACACACTCCTTAATAAACATATTAAGTAATTTAGAAAGATCTTCTACACATTCCATTAAATAATCTTCAGGTTTATTTAAACGTTTTAATATTTGACCCATCATCGATCTAATAATTGGATCTTCACATAAAAAATCAAAGAAAATGGCTAGTGAAGGTAAAAATTCTTCACTATTATCTCTGTTTATTAGGTTAAAGTGTCTTTCTATTTTGCTTCGGTAGTAATTTACATCAACAAAATTCAAGTTGTTTCCTCCTACAAGCTTACATTTTATCTTTATATTGTCTTAAAATTCACTTATCCATATTATTTTATCATGTCGCCAATTAGTAAAAGAAGTGAAAATTTAGAAATAGCTATCTAATTAGAAGTGAATTATAGGAGAGCTAATTCATTTTTTCGTCGTAATTGAATGGTGTGAAATCGGAGATTATATTTTACATGAAGTATTTAATAATTAAGAGTCAAATTTATACACTCCATTTATAGAAACAAAGGTAGCTTAAAAAGAGTGTGATTGCCAAACGGTATCGCGTGGCAGGGGTCGATATCCGTGCAGCTGTCATTTCTTTTGGGAGATAAGATGCTATAACTTTCGCTAATTTTATCTAGTTTCCATATGCAACCTTTAAAACTGATGGCTCTACTCTGATATTTCCTATTTGAATATGCCTCATTTGTTGGTGTCTTAAATACCGCTGAGTCTTTCTCCCCTTTTAGTATTAAGGTTATTGGATTCTCGATTAATGTATAGTAGTCAACGTCACAGATACACCTTTTCTCTATAGGTTTTAAAATTTGAAATCGAATGTCTCTTACCATAATAAAATATGCCACTGCTAATTTTCTCCTAATATTCATCTATATAACGTATTATCTATTTGGATATATATATAATGTAATTATGTTATTATAGCATCTAGATGTAATTCCGTATCTTGTTCAATTAATAGTTAGATGTTTTTTGTTATAAACAAGTTTCTTTTCGAGCCTTACTTTTATTCCAAAAGGAAACGAAGATGTTTTCTTGAGTAAAGCTTTTTGATGTACTAATTGGGTAATTAGTTGATGAAAAGTACTTACCTTTATAAGTGTACTAGTATTATATTGGAAAGAAATGCAGATGACAGGAGAAAACCTTCTGGAAATTTATCATCGAGCGAATTGAATGGACGTATGCAAAATGTGATGAACAACCTATGGTGGAAATTGAATACAAGTAAACATTGAGAAAATACATAACTCGTGAAGCAGATGTTTATATGAAAATATAGTTAATAACTAGATTAATTGTTATAATAAGTTAATTGAGAATCCTGACAAGAGGAGATGAACTACTTGACTAGTATAGACAACGAAAACAAAAATACAGAAGGATGGGCGAAATTTTTTACATGGATTGGTTTTGCTTTAGTACCTATTGCGATGGCAATGCCATTTATAGTTTATCATTTTGATTTTAGTTATTTAGAAAAGCTTGGACCAATAGGGGATTTCATAGGAGGAACAACAGTAACCTTTTTAACTGGAGCTAGTGTATTCTTATTAATTGCTACCAATATCATGCAACGTAAAGAGCTACAAATGAGTCGAAAAAGTATTGATGAAATGGTAAAACAAACAGAAGCTTCAGTAGAACAAATGGCAGCTTCAGTACAACAAGCTGAGGAAGCTAGAAAAGAAACGCAAATTACGAATGAAACGATGAAAAGACAACAGTTTGAAACAACATTTTTTAATATGTTAACGCTACATCATCAGATTGTTAATGAAATTAAGATAGTCTATTATAACGGCCCCGTGAGATTAGCTGGCACGAGGCAAGAATATATGGGAAGAGAAGCTATTATACAATTGAAAAGTATTTTTGAAAACAGATTGGCTAAACTAGCTTTTGGAATCAAATATCCAGGAGAAGAATGGAATAAATATCCGCATCAGGAAAGAGATAAATACAAAAAACTACTATTAAACGAATCAAATCTAGTTAATCAAGAACATTTAAATAAGTTATATAAAGGTATTCAAAATGAATATGGAAACGCCATTGGTCATTACATGAGAAACAATTACCGAATTGTTAAATTTATAGTAGAAAATGTAGCTGATAATGAAGAAGAACAAAGAAGGGTCAAGAAAAAAACTGGGCGAGATATGATTATCGGAGATAAAAGATTTTACTTTGGCACGTTACGGGCGCAATGGTCTAATGCTGAATTTGAATTGATTTTAATTAATTCATTGTATGAAAAAAATTACAAATTTAAAGATTTAATAAAAAAGTATGATGTACTTGATATTAAAGAAACAAATGGACAAATCTTAAAAGGTAAACCTGGAGGAAGCTTTGTGCTCAAAGCAGATACTATCTTATCTCCTGCATACAAAAGTTTGATTGAAAATGATTAAACTAGCTTGTCGCTATACACAAATACATAAGTTTTAATAAAAATGACCATCAGCTTCAATAAAGTTGGTGGTTTTGTGAGTTCCATATATGAAAATGCCAAACGTATATTCTGTGAAACGTGTTATAATGGAATATATAGGATATTGTTGTATAGGAAGGAAACTATTTGATAATTGTTTTAGAAAAAGGTGGCTTTGATTGGGTAGCATTAGCTGGGGCAATTATTTCTTTTTGTGCTGTGCTTGTTGCTATTGGTGCAATTTGGTTTCAAAATAGACAATTTAAAAAACAAAGAGAACCAGTCATAGGACCCGCAATAAAAAGTTTTGATTTAGATTTACCTGAAACTCATTTGGATTGGGAAAAGGGTGAGGAGCTGAATAATAAGTTTTCTGGGACCACTATACCGCTATATAATTACGGTGGTACAGCCGCAATTAATATAGCATATAGCTATAGATGTAATAATTTACATAAGCTGCAAGAAAACATAAATGATAAATTTAAGAATGGTCAACACGATATTAAAATAGATTCTATTAATGATGAAAAAGAATCATTTGATATATATTTCCAAAATTCTATGAAACAGAAAAGATTTCTTGAGATTAAAAGGAATATAAGGCGAAAAGATGTAATTGAACCTGGGAAAAAAGTGGGGATATTATTGCCTAGCTATGTTTTAGTGCTCCTTAATCACGTCTTTAGGGCTACTGCGATTAACAGGGATGCTTTACCAGAATTGGAGCTTAGTGTAACATACAATGATGTTAATTATAAATATCACAATGTTAAATACGTAATAAAAGTGGACAGGTATAACCAAGAACATGAGTCAGATGGTACGATACATTTAGAATGTATACTTATTTCTGAGCCCGTAAGCAAAGAGAAATTAAAAGGTATAATTCACCGTAATAAATAA